TTCTCCGTCGCCGCGTTGACCAGTGCCTTGAAGGCGCGCCCACGCGGCGACGCTTCTCTACCGATCTCCTCCGTCTCGGTGAGCACCTTCGCGTGCTGCCCCTGTAGCTCAGACCAGGCCCCGCGCCGGCCGTTCATGGGGCGCGCGTCGCGGTCGCGGCGAGCGGCCTCGTCGAGCCGCTGCATGAAGCGGTCGTGCGGGTTTGCCCCGCTGTAGCCCTTCAGCACCTCGAACACCGTTTCGGTGTGCTCGGCGTCGAGCGGCGCCGGGTGCGCCCATAGCTGGCTGATCTTCTTGTCCTTGAACGCCTGCAGGAATGCAGCGTCGGTCTGGCTGTCGAGCTTCATCTGCTTGGCGAGCTCTGCGCGCTTGTCCGCGTCCATGAAGGCCAGCGCCTCCCGGGGCTTGAGCCCGATTCCGCCGGCCTTCGGCTGGTTGGGGCTGACCCGGACCACTGCCTGATTCCAGGCGTCTTTCACGTCGCGCCCCGCCCCCTTGAGCCCGACCGGACGCAGCGCCCCGCTGGGTTTGACCTGGTCGTAGATCTTCCGGAGGACCTTCGTCGACTCCTCCACGAAGTTCTTCAGGGGCATCTTCACCTGCCCCTCGGGGCTGGCGATGAACTTGTCGACGGCTGCGCCCACCTTCCGTTGAGCCGCGAGGCCATGCGCCTCGACCGCGTCCTCGATGTGGGGGGCGAGCTCGCGCGCGACGATGTCGGTCGGCGACGCCTCCGGGTCCATCGCGCGCCCGCGCGCCTCGAGCGCCTCGACCTCCTTCGGCTTGACCGGCCCGCGCCCGAGCTTGAACTCCCCGCCGAGCTTTTTCACCTTGCCGGGGCGCTTGCCGAAATAGTCGCCATCGCGCACGAACTCGCCGTGTGACTTCGCCCCGCGCCGGATGAGCTCGCCGCTCGTCCCGCCGAGGAAGCCCGTCACGGCCGCGCCACCGAGGCGGCTCATCACCTCGGGCATGGTCGTGCCCGTCTCCTCGCCCCCGCTCTGCATGAGACTGGCGGCGGCGTCGGCGCCCTCTTGCACGCCCTGCACGGCCACCGACGCGCCGGCGCCGGTGCCCCCCGCGACAGCCGGCCCCCTCACGATGCCGAGCGGCTTCGGCGGGGTGCGCGGCGTCATGCCCGGCTTGTAAGGAGAGCGGAAGACGGGGGCCGTCGTGGGCGCGGCCCGGGCGATCATGTTGAAGCCCTTTGCCACCAGGGACCACGGCGCGAACGCCCCGAGCATCTGCCCGCTCGCGAATAGCTCCGGGTACTCCTCGACCAGCATGTGGTTCCGGCTGGCGATGGTCTCCCCCTCGGGGATGCCGCCGGTGTGCTCGCCCACGAGAGGCCCGGAGCCGCCCGTCCGCATCTCGACGGGCTGGTTCTCCGCCCCGTGCCGCCCGAGCCGGAAGTACCCCGTGTCATCGACCCCGAGCACGAAGGCCTTCACGCCCTCCACGCCCGGCTTCAGCGAAGCGTTGAGCTTCATGCCGAGCGTGTCGAGGACGCTCTGGGTCTTGCCGCCCTCTAGCCACGGCGCCTTGCTCACCCGGTAGGCGGCTTGCCCCGCCTTCGTCGCCTCGCCGATCGCGTTGAGGTATTCCCAGTCGGCGAATGCCTTGTAGAGCGGGTCCTTCTCCGTGAGATTGACGAGCAGCTCCGGGTTGTTCGCGAAGTCGTCGATGCTGTAGCCCGAGCCCTTCTCCACCGGGATCTCGATGTCGTACTGCAGGCGCATCGCCTCCGCGAACTCCCGCAGGCGCCGCGCCTGCGGGTCCTCCTCGGGAGCCTTGGCCCCGAGCGTGCGGATCAGCTCGGGGTTGCCCATCAGCTTGCGCCGGGCGACCTCGAGCGGCGGCTCGTAGAAGAAGACGACGTCGCCCTTGACCTTGCCGTTGAGCCACTCGTGCCCGGCGACCACGTCGCCCTCGGGGTGGTTGGTCGCCGGCGCCTCCGCCATGATCTGCGGGAACGTCGGCAGCGTCGGGTCGATCGGGATCTCGCCCCCCACCTCGTAGCCGAAGAAGTCGGAATACGCGGCGTTCGGGTTGTCCGCCTGCTCCTCGGGAGTCAGCGGCTCGCCCCCGATCGGCGCGAGCTCCTCCTCCTCCTCCGGGTCCTGCTCGTAGCCGTAGTCCGGGGGCAGGGGCGGCCCCATCGGCGGCAGCTCCTCCTCCGGCGGCGGCAGGGGCGGCCCCATCGGCGGCAGCTCCTCCTCCGGCATCCCGGCGCCCGCGTCGGGGGCGCGCTCGCCGCCCGCGTCCGCCGCCATGGGCTCGGGCTCGGGCTCATTGCGCGGGGGCGGCGGTTCCGTGCCGTACAGCCCGCGCCACACCTTTCGCTCGGCGTCGTCACGCGGCACCCATTGGCGTTGTTGCTTCGGGTCGGCGAGCATGGTCACCGTTTGGCGCCGCGTCGGCTTGCCGCCGGGGGACGGGGCGGGCTCGGCTTTGGCCTTCGGCTCTAACGCCATCGGCTCGGGCTCGGCCGCCTGCTGAGCCTGCACCTGCGCCATGGCCCAATCGCGGTACTCACCCGTCAGCTCACCGGAGGCGAGCGCCTGCTGGACGATGCGGTATTCCTCGGGGCTGAGGGGCTCCTCTTCCATCACTCCGCCTTTCGCCGCTTGCGCATGATCGCCTCGATCTTGCGGTCCGCCGCGGTCTTGGGCGCGGGCGTGCTCGCTCGGCCTCTCTTGCGCTCGGCTTCGGAGGCGTCGAGCTCAGCCCGCGTCACGTGCCCGTCCTCGTTCGCGTCGCGGTTGCTGTTGAGGTTGTAGGCGCGCGAGCCCTTGCTGTAGAGGACCTTGTCCGCGTCGCCCATCGGCTTGTCGGGGCCCTGCCGCCGTGCGCCCTCGCCGTAGCGGGACAGCTCGCCGCGGGTGATCGTCCCGTCGCCGTCGAGATCCCATTGCGTGGCGTTCTGCTCGTAATCGAGCGGCGTGCGCCGCTGCGAATAGACCGGATAGTTGTCGTTCTCCTTCAGCGCCGCGGGCCCCGCGATCGCAACGTAGATGTCGCCCTGGCTGTGCTCGGGGGTGACGCCCCGGGTTTTCAGGTACTTCATCACGTACGGGATCTGCTCGACCCGGCTCATCTTCTTGAGCTCGGCAATGGTCGTCCCGACGCTCTTGGCGATGCGCTCGTCCAGGAACTGAATCAGCCCCGTCGCCCCGCTCTTGGGGTTGGTCGCGCTCGCGCTCATCTGCCCGGCCGTCTCGGTGCGGACGAGCGGGAGGATCTTGCCCGGGTCGTATCCGTGCGCCTTCGCTTGCCGGCTGAACTCCGTGTAGAAGCCGTCGGGGTCGTCCTTCTCCGGCATCTTGAAGCTGCCGGTGGGGCCCGCCGCGCCCCCGCGCCCCGCCGGCCTCCCCGGCGCCGCGCTGCCGCGCTGCCGCTCTTGCTCGACCTGGCCCCGGACGAGCTCGGGGTTGGGCACGCCCACGTGTTCGTCGAGCGCTTGCCGCTTGCTCAGGCCGCGCTTCTCGCGGTCCGCCACCATTCGCTCGTACAGCTGCAGGTACTCGCGCGGGACGTTCGCGAGCGACTCCTTCAGGCCTTCGCCGTAGGGGTGCCCCTCGTACTTCGCCGCCGCGTCGTAAACGGAATCGATGTACTCCATCACCTGGCGCGCGTCGTAGAGCTGCTTCGCCTGGAGCACCTCGCGCAGTGCCTGCTTTTTCTCCGGGCTGAGGCCGCCGAACGCTTGCTTGTAGGCCTGCTTTTTCAGGCTATCGAAGAACGACGAGGCCTCGTCGCCGAGCACGCGCTGGACGTCGGGGTCCGTCGTGGCGCCCTTCTCTCCGAAGACGATTCGGGCGACGGGCGCTCCGACCAGGTAGTCGTCCTCGTCGGTCTCGTTGTTCAGCACCTGCAGCGCAGAGGAGAGCGGCTGGCGGCGCTCGACGATGTCCCGCACCGCGTACGACTGCGCCAGCTTGTCGCCCCGGTTGCGCCCGCCCTCGAGGATGTCGAACTCGTCCTTGAAGGTCATCTCGCCGCGCTTGGTCCGTGCCGCGTCGGCCGCGATGCCTTGCCCAATGAGCGCGTCGGGCCCGCCGCCGCGCAGCTGGTCGAATAGCTCCGCCGTCTCCTTCGGCGGCAGATTGAGCTCCATCACGCCCTGCGCGGTCTTGTCGGCGCTGTCTTGGTAGACCTCGGGGTAGGCCTCGACCAGGCTCTGCATGCCGGGCCTGAGCTTGCGCATGGTCATGTCGCGCAGCGCGCCCATGTCGACGACGTCGCGCGGGATGCCGCCGAGCAGGTCCTCCTCGTCGGGCCCCGCCATCGGCACGCCCGTGTCCTCGAAGAATCGGCTCGCTTCCTGCGCCGCTCCGAAGGCCTCCTGCCCGCCCATGCCGATCGGGGGGTCGAGCGTGCCGCGCTCGTCCGCGGTGTCGAGCCCGAGGACATTCATCCTGCCGAGCGACTCCGTCGCCGTCTCGTCCGGCAGCTCGGCGAACATCTCGGCCTCCTCTGCCTCGCGCGCCGCCGTCGCCTCCGGGTCGTGATCGATCCGGTAGCGCGGCAGCCCGTCCGTCATGCCCTCGACGTTGATGGCCATGCCGACGCTCGGCGCGAGCGCCGCGAAGACGTTCGCGCCTGCGACGTCGCCGCCTGCCAGGCGCCCCGCGAACTCCTTCCCGAGAGTGTCCTGGCGCCGGATCTGCTCAGCCTCCCGCTCGCGCGCCAGCCCCTCGGTGTGGCGCTGCATCTGGTTCTGCTCGGCGATCTTGCGCAGCCGCTCGTCTTCCTGGTGGCGGCGGCGCGTCTCCTCGAGCTGCTCCCTGGCTTGCGCCAGGCGCTGCCGCTCGATGGAGCTCTGCTGCAGGCTCTCCAGCCCTTGCTGGATCCCGCTGATGTTCATCGGGTTGAGCTTGAAAAGCAGCTGGTCAGTCGAGACGGCCATGGGTTACTTCTTCCCGGCGTTACTGGCGGCGTAGCCCTGGATGACGAGCCCGATCTCTTGGATGAATTGCTGCGTCTGCTGCTGGCTGAAGCCGGCGGCCTGCAGCGCCGGGGCGATCTGGCTCTGCATCACCTGGTCGAAAGCCGCCTGGTCGCCGCTGAGCAGGGCGCTCATGGCGCCGCCGATGGCGTTCTGCACGTCCTGGGTGTAGGCCCCGACTTCCTGCAGCTTGGCGATCTGGCGCGTCATGCGGTTGGCCTCCGCGGTGTTGGCGGCGCCCATGAAGGACTCGAGGCGCTTCAGCTGGTCGTCGCCCATGCTCTGCAGGCGGTCGCCGCGCTCCTTCTGGCGGTCGAGCTCGAGGTTGCCCCCTTGGAATGCGGCGTTCGCCTCGGCGGTGAAGTCGGCGCGGTTGCCCTCGTCGACCCCTTGCGCGATGTCGGCGCCCGTCCGCAGACGGTCCGTCTGGTTGCGGTCCGCCTGGTTCATGGCGCCGGTGCTTGCCGTGTAGCGGTCGGTCTCCGCCCGGTCGGCTTGGCCCGCGAGGTCGCCGTAGGTCTGCACGCCGCGCAAGTTGAGGTCCTGCGCGTCGCGCGCCTGGCTGTCGGCCTGGTTCGCCATGCTGCCGAGCGCCTCGTGGCGGTCGATCTCCAGCTCGCCCATGCCCTTGGCGAGGTTGCCGTAGGTCTCCGTCCCCTGCAGGTTCGCCTTGTAGCCCTCGATGCCGGACAGGTCGCCCATGCGGGCCTGCTCGCCGAGCAGCTGTTGGCGGGCGCGCTGCTCTTGCGCTCGCTGCATCTCGGCGTCGAAGGAGCGGTTCGCCCGCTGCGCCTCAATGTCCGTGATCACGTTGCCGACGCCGGAGAGCGCCTCGCTCGAGCCGTACACGCCGCGGCCCGCGCTCTGCCGGTTGTAGTCCTGCGTCGCGAGCTGCCTCGCCCGGTCGTAGAACGGGTCGAAGTCGGCGATGGGCATGTCGCCGAAGGCGCCCTGGGTCTGCTCGTACTGCCCCGCGGCGCGGTTCGGGTCCGAGAAGGTGCCCGTCGTGCCCTGCTGCTGCAGCAGCTGCTCCATGTGCCCCTCGCCCGCCGTGCCCCCCGACAGCGCGCCCGAGCTCGCGTTGTATTGCCCCTGCGTGTTGCCGGGGCCCTGGTAGTTCGTGAACTGGTCGTATTGCCCCTGCGCCTGGTCGTAGAAGGCGCCGGCCGCCCCCGTGGGGGAGAAGTTCTGCGTGGCCTCGCGGGTGTATTGCTCGCCAGCGAACGGGTCCTGAAACTGCCCGCTGACCTTGTTCCAATACTGATCGCCTTGCCCGGGTCCGGACAGGGTGCCCATGTTCTGGCTGATCTGGCGCTCGCCCTGCGTGGGCATCGTCAGATCCCCGTAGGCGTTCATCTGCTCCGCCGCGTAGGGGTTGTCGAGGTATTGGTTCTGCGTGTAGTTGAAGGCCTGCTCCGCCCATCCCGGGTTGAGCAGGTTGTTCCCCGGGTCGCGCAGCGCCCCGTCGCCCTGCGGCATGGAGTAGTCCGGCTGCGGCTGCGGCTGCGGTGGCTGCTGCGGACGGGCCGCATTCTGTATCGCCGTGGCCGCCGTCTGCGCGCCCTGCATCAGCCCGCCCGTGGCGGCGCCGAGTAGGCCCTTCCCCGCGCTCCCGGCGGGGCGATTGCCGGTCGCGTACTGGTGGCCGCGAGGCCCCTCGCCCATGCCGGCGAAAGGGTCTTGGTAGCCCTGCTCGCCATAGCCGCCCGTGGGCGGCGAGTCGTTGACCCAGTACGTCTCACCCGTGCTCGGGTTTTGCTGGTAGCCCATGGCTCAGCCTCTCCTCCGCGCCATGGGCGCGGGCCCGCCGATGACGGGCGGCCCGGCGGGGACCGGCGCAATGCCGGCGCGTAGGCGCGCGATGCGCCGCTTCTCCTCTTCCGCCCACTGCTCCTTGCGGGCGAGGTAGCCGGGGTCGATCATGGGGGCACTCGTCGGGGGCGGCCCGGGGAGCTTGCCGCCGTTCTCGAAAACGTCCTTGAGGTAGCCGCCGTCGATCTGCGGCTGCGCCGCGTCGGGCTCGGGCCCGCCGAAGGGGTCGGCCGCCATGGCTGCGAACTGGTCGGGCGTGAACGCCGCCTCCGGCCCGAACATTTGGGCCATCACCTGGTTGCGCGGGTTGAAGGCGAGCAGGCTCTGCCCCATCGCGTTCAGCCCGGCACGTCGGCTGCGGTCGCGCTGCAGCTTCGCGTCCTCGGCGAGCTTCCTCTGCATCGCCAATAGCTCTTTGTACTCGTCCGGCATGGACTGCGTGAGGGACCCGACGCCAGGGATCCCCGACATCATGTCCTCGTTCAAGAGCCCGAGGGACCCGACCTCCAATGCGCCGCCGAGAAAGTTCATGTCGCGCCTCTCACGTGTCCAAAATGGTGAACGTCTCCGTCACCCGCGCCAGGCACAGCGTGGCCTCGTCCGGGAAGCGGAACCGCCACTGCCGGCGGCGATAGATGCCGAGCGAACGCAGCTCGACGACAGGGTCCAGGTTGCCATCGGCGACGCCCAGATCCAGCTCGATTTCGCTCCAGTCCGCCGTGAGACTGTCGCGCCACCCGAGCGTGCAGGTCACGCCGTTGCTCAGTGCCGCCGTTCGCTTGAACGCGAGCTTCACGGCGATCGTTCGCTTGAGGTTGTCGGTGCCCCGGTCGATGAAGCCCGTCGTCACGTAGGCGACGATCGGGTCGCCGAGGTCCGTCGTGTTGTCGAAGCTGAGCGTCCGGACCGTGCCGTCGCTCAGCCCCACGACGTTCAGTCCCCCATCCTTGCGCAGGTGATGCGAGAGGACGGGCAGCATCGTAAAGCCCTCGTCGAACCCCGCCCAGCGCCCCCAGCCGATGCCGGGCTGCAGCACGAGCGTCTCCGCGTCCGTCTCGAAGCGGAAGACGATGCAGTCGGCGTACTGCTCGGTGAAGCGGTAGCCGTAGCACTCCTCGGGAGCCGCCAGGTCGTCGAGCGTCGCCTGCACCGGCTTGCCGAGGTCCTCCCATTGCCGCCCGTCGCTGACCACGATCCGGGTCTGGTGGTCGAGCCACACGAACCGGTCGTCGAGCTTCACCGGGGAGAAGGGCGCCAGGCAGCCCGTCTCCCGCGTGATGCTCGGTGCGAACGTGACGGACGAGTCCGGCGCGAAGAGCTGCAGGCTCGTCCGCCCGAAGAGGAAGATGTCGTTCGTGTTCTCGTAGGCGGCGACGATCGAGTCGCTCCGCGCCTCCGCCGTGAAAAAGCCCGCGGCGCCCGGGCTCGGATCCCACGACTCGTGCCCCGAGAAGTCGACGATGCCCTGGCTGATGTCCGAGTAGCGGATCTTGGTCGTGTCGAGCTGGGTATCGTTGGCGAGGATGCGGCTCGAAATCGTCAGGACGTGGCTCGCCAGCGGCGGGCAGCCGCCGAGAAAGCTCACGTCGTGGTAGTCCGCGTTGGTCGAGAAGTTGGGCGCCGCGAACGTCTCCGGGCGGATGTCGATCTTGGCCATCTCCGCCCCGCCCGCCAGGATGAGCAGCGCCTCGGTCTCCGCGAACGTCGGGCGCGGAAAGCGCGTCGTCGCGAGGGCCCCCGGCGTCGAGAGCCGGTCCTCGTCCGTCGTGCCCGTGAGCAGCGTCGCCGTGCCGCCCGCAATCCGGTAGATGTTGCGCCCGGCGTTGTGCCCGCTGCCCGAGGCGTTCACCGTCGCGCCCACCGCGTACAGCACCCCGGGGTGCGTGCCGCTGACCGTGTCGGACCCGCTCGTGTGCGCTACCCGGTCCTCCGTGAGGTACAGCCCGAGCACCCCGTTTGCGTCGATGGCAGTAGAGGGAGCGACCGCGTAGGCGCCGATGCCGGGGCGCTTGCGGAGCGCTCCTCGGGTGTCGACCACGACGTTGTAGGCCTCGGGGGAGGCGCCGGCGATCTCTTCGCTGCTCGTCTCGAGGATCGGGCCGAAGGGGATCGGGGCTGCTTGGGCCTCAGAGGGCATACGAGCAGCCCCCGCTCGTCGAGGCAGCTCCCGCAGCGATCCGTGCGCAGCCGCGCCACATCACCCGCACCACTGCGTGGGGTAGCTGACCATGGCCTGCGTGCCGGTGTGCTCGAACGAGTACCGCACGCACGCCTTCTTTTTCATCTCGGCCGTGCTCGCGAGCGCCGCCACCGTCTCGGGCGGCATGCTGGAGTCCACCGCGAGGTAGTGCGCCAGCATCCACACGAGCGCGTCGTACCAGTAGCGCCCGAGGTCGGGGTTGAGCGACCCGTCGCTGTTGCCGCCGAGCAGGCGCACGGTCTTGACCCGCATCGTGCCCGCCTCGCTCGGCACCGGCCAGAATCGGAGCACGACGTCCGCGCCGTCCCGCAGCGCCACGTACAGCTGCGGGCGCGTCGACTCCGACCCCTTGTTCGTCAGGGTCTGGTAGGTCGCCATGTCCATCTGCTTGCAGACGAGCTCGCCCTGCGTGTGCAGCGTGTCGGCGTTGTCGTCCGGGATGAACATCGCGTCTTCGAAGACGTCGAGGACCGTGCTCGGCATCGTGTAGCTCGACGTCCCCGCCACGATGGCCAGGTCGTAGAAGGCCATCGTGCGCGCCACGAAGCCCTCGACGGCGAGCCCATCGAGGATCAGGTCGAGCAGCTGCCGCCCGTGCCCGAGCTTGGCCGTCATGTTGGCGCCCGTCGTGGTCGCCTCGACGGGCAAGAGTCCCGCGCGCTTGTAGGCGAGCAGGATCAGGGTGTTGATGTCGATCGGGGTGCCGGGCGTCGTCGAGACGGGCATTTAGAATCCCCCCGGCACAGTGCCGTCGTAAGCGTCCTCGATGGTGAGCCGCCGCGTCGGCCCCGTGTAGCTCGACGTCGAGCTCGGGTCCCCCGCCGAGTCCGTGTCGGGCACGGCGCCGTCGGCGGGGGCGCGCGTCGCCAGCCGGTCGCTGATGGCCGCCGCCCGTGCCGCCGTGAGCTCGGCGAGGGTCAGCTCGTCGCGGCCGGGGCGGTCGTTCTCACAGCGCAGCAGCCCGTCGCGTCCGCGGCGGAGGGCGCTCCGGAGCCACATCACCCCGCACGTGTCACAGCGAGACAGGTGCTCGCCCTTGCGGTCGATGTTTCTAGGGACCGACCGCGGCATGCCCGCCTCCGTAGTAGTGGGCGGCGCCCGCGGCTCGCGCCGCGATGGCCTCTGCCTCTGTGTCGAAGGTGCCCAGCGCGATGTTGCGGTAGTTGACCGTTACCTGCGCAGTCCACCGCCCATTGGGGCGGCGGTAGACACCGATGGCGTCCGCGGAGCATCCGACGCGCTTATTGCGCTGGTTCTGGGTGTTCTCTGCGCGCGTCGCCGCCCGCAGGTTGGCGCGTCGGTTGTCGAGCTTGTCGCCGTTGATGTGGTCGACCTCGCCCGGCGTCGCCAGTATCGCCCGGTGCATGTAGACGATCCGGCTCCTCTTGCCGGCGCTATCCCACGCAGAGCGCGCCGCGTAGAAGTGCTGCCGGCACGAGTTATGGGCGAACCACTTGAACCCGCAGAGCCACTCGTAATCCGCGGCATCGACGAGCGCGGCCAGTCCCCGCGTCAGCGGGATCTCCCGAGTCTCGATGTTGCGCGGAATGCTGCGGCTCACGGTCCTCCATGTGGTTAACGGTTGTGGTACAGCCGGAGCGTCCCGCCTGTGTTGTCGTGGTGAACGTAGAGGTCGTCCGGCGACGATACGCGGACCACCAACGGTCCCCCCGCCGCGGGAATCATCAGCCCGTTTGTTTCGTCTACCCCGGCCCCGCCGAGGAAAAACGGGGACCCAGAGACGACCTCCAAGGCCACTGTGCCCACGCCGCTGAATACCAGCTTCGTCTCTTGGCTCGCGAAAGCGATGTCCGTCGTGCTCGCCATGCTCAGCCGCCCGTGGACACGACCGCCGCCGTCACGGCGTCGTCCAGGTCGTAGTTCTCGCCGTTGAACACCGTGGGGCTCGCGCCCGTGCCGATGACCAGGCCGATGCTCGTGCCGGGGGTGCCGGCCACGGCAGACTTCATCCGGTTGTCCGTGATGAAGCCCGAGATGCCGGCGGTGTTGGCGACGTTGATGCAGTCGCCGCCGCTCGTCGCCTGCGCCTGGCGGATGAAGTTCCGCGCGATGAGCAGGTCCGTCGACCCCGCCCCCGTGATCGCGACGACGGGCGACGTGCTGTTGCAGACCACGAAGCAGTCGAGCATCGCGAAGTTGGCGGCGCCCGTGACGGCGATCCCGGGGTTGGCGCCGAGCGCGCCGGTCAGCGAGATGTAGCACTTCTCCAGCGCTACCCCCGCCGCCGTCACCGCGACCGCCCCGGTGACCGCCGCCGTCGCGCTCGCGATCTTGAGCCCCACGAGCGAGACGTTCGCAGAGCTGAGCGCGACGCTCGCCCCCGTGTGCGAGAGCGTGACGGTCGGCGCGTTCGACGCGAACGGTGAGCAGGCGCTCACGATCTGCACGCCGGCCTTCAGGTTCGACCAGATCGCGCCCGAGGTCGAATGCGTCTCGGTGTGCCCGGGCAGCACGACTACGATGTCCTGCATCCCGGTGCGGCACCGGTTCAGGCCCGCGTTGATGGTGGCGACCAGGTTGCCGCTCATGGCGAACAGGTCGTCGCCTTCCTGCAGGCCCGTGCTGCGCACGTACGCCGCCACCCGCCCGCCGGGCTTGATGAAGGTGCCGTGCGGGCTGGAGAGCGATTCGAAGCTGGCGAGAAACTGCGTCACTTCTTACCTCAGGCGTCGGAGAAGAGGATCGCCCGGGGGTTGACCCAGCCACGCGACCACCGGGCGGTGATGGCGTAGTTCATCATGGTCTTGTCCTCGGTGACCCACGTGTTGCTCTTGGGCTTGCGCCGCCAGTGCCACATCAGCCCGAGCTCGGCGTCCGTGATCAGCGCCCAATTCGTGGTCGTGTTGTTCCAATACTTGACCGGAACCGGGGTGATGCTCAGGTCGCGATTGATGACGTTGATCGCGTTGTAGGCGCCCGGCGTCGGGTCGTAGGACGAGCCCAGGACCTCGCGCCAGATCCCCCACTGTTGCACGGGAAACACGGCCTTCTTCGGATCGACGCCGTCGATCAGTCCGTCGTGGCCGACCTGCTGCATCAGCTGCGCCGTCGCAATGACCAGCGAGGCCTTGCTCGGGCTCATGGCCGTGGCCATCATGTTCGAGTAGGTGCCGCCGCCCGGCAGCGGGTGCGCCGCGCTCGCCAGGGGCTGACCGTTGCCGCCGACGAAGCTCGTGCTCGTCGCCCGCACCAGCATCAGGGTCGCGTCGAAGTCCGCCAGCTTCCAGAGGCTGCGGTTGTTGCGCTTCGCGGCCATGATGACCTTGTCGTACTTCATGTCCTCCAGCGCCTCGTCCGAGACGATCATCCGCTGGCCGTACGTGCGGGCGTTGAAGCGGGTGAGCGGGCCCTCGTAGATGGTGCCGATCGGGATCGACTCCCCCTCGGGCTTTTCGCCGGCCATGCCGCTGCCGGCGACCTCGTAATACTCGATGTAGTTGTCGCTCATCGGCTTGACGTTGAGCCACTTCGGGAAGACTGCTTTGGAGCCTTCGGACCCGTGCTCGTCGGTGTCGATGTCCTCGAGGGTTTCCTTGAGGGCGAGCGCTGCCGTGCTGGTAAAAATTTCGGACATTACGCCTCCAGATTCGCGAGGGCGGGCTGCTCATCGTTCGCGGTCGTGTCGCCGACGCTGGTCGGGAAGAACTGCTGCTCGTTGAACATCACCTGCACGGCGACGTACTCGAGCGAGGCGTCGCGGGCGTCGAAGTCCTTCGACAGGCCCACGATGCGCAGCTGGTTGACCTCCGCGCCCTCGCTGATGTCGCCCGTGTCGAGCAGGGGATTGGCTTTCGGGGCGCCGATGCCGCTCGTCAGCACGGAGTAGACGAAGTTCGCCGTGGACCCGACCACCGCCTGCCACTCGGCTTTCGTGTCGAGCCCCGCGCCGCCCGCGGCGTCGCAGTCGACCTCGAAGATGTTCCCGTGTACCGGGATGACCTGGCAGAGGGTCTGCTGGTCGTCGCCCGTGTAGGTCGTGCCGCTCGGATAGAAGCCGCTCGGCCGCTGCGCGCCGGTGATGCGCACGCGGGGGAAGCCGGCGACGATGCCGAACACGCGGTCGTCGATGTCGCCGCCTACTGCCGACTGGCCCGGCTGCGCGAGCCGCAGCGTGCCGTCGTTGAGCAGCTGCACGGGGTCGCCGACGTTCAGGTTGCACGCCGTGCCGCCCGAGCCGTCGGCGCCGGTATTCGGCGCGTACGCCGATGCGATCGGGTAGGTGAAAATCTGCGGCGTGTCAGTGCCGCTGATGCTCCGCGCGAAGCGGAAGCCGTATTTGCGGGGGTTTGCCATTCAGTGCCTCGCGGTCAAAACTGCCAACGCTTCCGATCGTCCTGGTCGGTGCGAACAGACGTGATGCCGCGGAAGGCCCGGCGCTCCTCTTCCGAGAGCGGGTCGACCTCGCGGTTACGGATGGTGTCCTCGACGCGGTCCGCGGCCGCCCACCCCTTCTCGTTGATCTCGCGCTTGCGGCTGAGCGGTGCCTCCATCAGCACCATGCCGTGAGCCTTGATCGGGTCCCCCTGCTTGTATTCCTGGTAGCCGATGGTGGGGCGGGCTTCGCTCGGGTCGTACTGAGCGATCTTGTAGCCGAGGGCGAGGTAGTGCCCGACGTTGATGGTCGGGTCGTTGACCTCCGACACCCAGACGTAGTGTTTCTCGGGGTCGCTCTGGTCGATGAAGCCGCGGTTCGCGGTCTGCTCTACAGGCCTCGGTGGCGGGTCCTCTCGCTTGAGAGCTCGCCTACTCGTCTCGACTTCCGGCACGCACGTCTCCGCTGCCCCACTGGTGCAGACGGGCAGCCCGTGGGGGGGCTCGCCGCCGAGAGTCCGACGACGATCAAGGAAGCATGCGCCCGGATGTCAGGCAACTGTCAGGCATTGCCGTACCGTGTGATCGCCCACCGGCTCACCCCGAGGCGGCTCGCGATCGCGCGGTACGAGACGCCTTCGGCGGTGAGGCGACGGATGGCGGAGGCGGTCTCCGGGGAGATGCTGCGGCGCCTGCCGCCGACCTTCCTTGCGAGCCGCATGTGCGCGGGATTGCAGCAGTCCTTTCGCCCGCAGCGGTGGGCGACGAGCCACCCCGACGGCACGGGCCCGACGAGGTAGATCCACGCGGCGCGGTGCGCGGTCGTGTGCAGGTCCTCCTCGTTGGGCTTCCAATCGCCGTAGCCCCCCGGGGTCTTGCACGCGAGCCAGGGCCAGCACTCGTCGGGGCCGAGGCGCCGGACCTTCTGCCAGAACCGCCTTAGAGCACTTTCTGCGCGCGTAGCTTCTTCCCGGGGCCGTTGACCCATTTCTTGATCGCCTCCGCTTCGGGCAGGTCGCTGTAACGGGCGACCGCCATCCTTCGCAGCTCCGGCGTGAGCGTGATGCCGGCGCCCTTGTTGCCGCCCCCGCCGCCCGTGCCGCTCGCCGGTAGCCCGCTGAGCTTGGCCTTCTCGCTCGCCGAGGGCGCCCGCTTGCCCCCGAGCTTGAACGTGGTCAACGTGTCGTTCATGACCTCGTCGACCAGGTCGTTGGTGACCGCGTCGCCGAGCGCCTTGCGCCGCTCGAACGTCGCCTTCGCGTAGGCGAACGCCCGCTCGTTGCTGTAGACCTCCGGGTACTTGCTTTCCCAGGTCTGCCGCACCTGCGCCTGCTGCAGGGCGGGCACCCGCTGGTCGAGCTCGGCCCGGGTCACGACGCGGGCCTTGGCGAGCTCGATCGCGCGCGCCTCCCGCTCGTAGTATTTCTGCCGTTCGGCGTTCCACGTGCCCGCCTTGATCTCGGCCTGCGCGGCAGCGTAGGCGTTGCTCTGCCGCTCGTAGATCGCGTCGAGCTCCTTCTGGTAGGGGTCGGCGGCGGGCTGCGCCGGGGCCTGGCGCTGCGAAGAAGCGGCGAGGAAGCCCTTCATCCGCTCCATCTCCGACTTCATGCCGCTGAGCTCGTCGCGCAGCGCCTTGGCTTCCTCCTTGCTCTGCTTGCCGTCAGCGAGCAGCTGCTGGATGCGCGCCTGGCGCTTCTGCTTGCGCGTGATGCGCTCTTCGGGGCTCGCGTCGGGCGAGTCTTCGGCGAGTAGGTCTTCCGCCTCCTTCGGCTGCTCCGCCTCGTCATCCGAGAAGGGGACCGCCGTGGCGTTGTCCTTGTCCCCCTGCATGTAGTCACTCATGATCTGATCCTTTGGCCTTCTGCCGCGTCTTGGAACTTCTGCAAAGCGCTCGCGGCGGCGTCGATGAGCAGCGGAGCGTCCCCATCAAATGGGCCGTGGATGCTGTCCGCCCACAAGGTGACGAGCCAGTGCGTCCGGCTGTTTGGCGCGTAATCGACGGCGACCCTCCGGGACTTCGGGTCCTCGTGCGCCCACTGGACGAGGTAGGCGAGGGTCTTGTCCGGTTCCTCGGGCCCCATCACCAAGCGTCCTGCACGTAGACGGATTGCTTCTTTCGCGCGATCCAATCCCCGTTGTCGTTGACCGCCACCTGGTGCTGGTAGCCGCTGGCGTCGCCGACCTCGACCACGCGGCGCTCCCCGGCGCGGATCTGCTCGGCGAGCGTCTCGCTGCCGGCCAGGTCCGCCTCTCGCATCACCAGGAAGAACATCGGGCGCCCGAGGATCTCCTCGCACCGGCGCGCGAAGGGCACGTTCTTGTTGGTCGTCACGATGTGCCCGAGCTCGATGCCGTGCGACATGAGACGGTCGGCGGCCGTGAGCCCCGCGCTGATGAGCACGCCGCGGTGGCCTTCCTGCATGTCCTTCAGCTTGGTCAGCTTCGGGCGATGGAGCAGCGTGCCCGGCACCTTGTCGTCGTCATCGTAGGGGTCGATGGGGAAAACGAAGATGCGGTCGAAGACGGCCTGTGACTTGAAAAAGCCATCCGGGATGCCGTACTTGAGCCGCTGCGCCTCGAGCAGCGCGGGCAGGCGCAAGGCGCCCGGCGGGCTCATGCGCTCCCGGATGAGCTTGGTTCGCTTCTCGGCGTCGAGCAGCTCGTGGTCGATGAGCGGGACGGCGGCGCGCTCGGCTCGCTCTTTGTCCGCCCACGAGGTCGTCTTCTCCGGTTCCTTGAAGTCCGGGAAGCTGTAGATGGGGCTCGTCATTTGAGATGGTCCTGGATGAATTGGCCGGGGTCCTGCTTCAGCACCTTGAGCGCGGCGACGAGCCGCAGCATCAGGTCCGCCTCACAGGCGCGGGCTTTGATGTCGTACAGGTGACTCGGGGCGGTGGCGGCCGCCCCGAGGATGATCGCTTGCTGCATGCGCTCCGCGCGCACGCGGTAGAGGTATTGTTCGAACAGGTCGAGCTCGTGCACGGGCTCAGGCTGCCCTCGGGGGTTGCGGGCCCGGACGGGGCCCTGGTGGGGGTCCAGGCGGCGCCTTCGGCGGCCCGCCGTTGTCGTTGCCTGGCGGAGGCCCGCCGGGGCCGGGCGGCGGCGCTCCGGGCGGCGGCATCGGGGGGCTCGTCGGGACACCGAACATCTGCGGCGGCTGCGGCGCCTGCCCGAGCAGCCCGATCAGGTCGAAGCGGTTGCGCGCTTCGAGGCTCTTGCTGATGACCGCGTGCTTGAACGCGAAGTTGCCGGCGAGCTCTTGCACCGCGTTGGGCATCTGCACGAGCGCGTCGGCCTCGCTGATGCGCTGGCTCGTGCTCGTGAACTTCAGGTCCGCGCTGATCTCGACGTCGTAGGGCCGATCGTACAGCTCGCGCCCGACGCTGAACTGCTGCATGCCCATGGGGCCGAGCGCGGGGTCGTGGTTCAGGACGCTAAACCACTCGACGTCGGGCATGAAGATCGCGTTCAGCAGGGCGTTGTTCTGCAGAATGACGGTGACGAAATCGGCGTACTTGCCCGTCGGGACGCTCAGCATCTTGGTCGCCTGCTCGATGCGGGCGCTGATGCCTTGGGCCGTCTCGCCGCTCTTGCCGCTCTCGCCGCTGAGCACCTCGGGCGTGTTCGTGACCGTGTTGCCGAAGCGGACCAGCATCTCGACCAGCTGGATCAGCTGCGGGTTGGCCTCGCCGAAATCGAGCGGGACGATGTCCTTCGCGAGGTCGGTGGCGCCCTCGACCTTGTGCACCTTGCCCGGCGCCAGCGTGAGCTTCTCCGGAAAGCGCAGGTCGCCCTTGATCAGCAGGTTCTTGAAGTTGCCGAGCGTGCCCTGGTCGATGAACATCGATAGGGCGATGTTCGCCGCCTTGTTCTGCGCGGCGTGGATCTGCCCCGTGCCGAGCCCGAGGATGCCCTGGATCGGCTCGATGTTGACGCCGTGGGCGAACATCCGGATCGGCGTCGTCTCCGGGGGCTTGGGCTGCGCGTTGGGGTCGCCCTGCATCCACTCGGGCATCTTCGGCTCGGGCGGGGGCGGCATCTCCTCGATGGAGCGCGCCATGATGACCGCCTGGCTCGCGCTCTCATCGGGGGGCAGCTCGGTCGCGAACTGCATCATCTCCCCCACCGTCTGCTCGCGTTCCTGCATGAACGCCTGCAGCTCTTGCACCTGCTGCTGGTATTGCCGCAGCTGCTGCATCTCGTACTCGTAGCGGCGCTTGTCGTAGGGGTCGACGCGCTCGTGGATGCTCAGACTCAGGATCGCCTTCGTCTGCTTGTCGATCATGACCTGGCAGTAGCGGTCGCGCGGCTCCGGCTCCTCCTCCTCCCCCTCCTCGATGGGCTGCTCGGCGCCTTCGTCATCGGAGAAGGGCACCTCTTCGCCGTCCGCGCCCTCCTCGCCCGTGTCGTCCGCCGCCATGGGGGGCGGCCGCGGCCTGGCCGGCGGTGGCAGCTCTAGCCAGCCCTCGTATTGGATGATCTGATACTGCCCATCCTTGTATGCCGACGAGTCGACGCCGAGGCTCTTGTCGACCGCCTCGCGCAGCACCTGCTCGGTCTCCGGGTCGCCCCACGGCGGCGGCATGCGCTTGAGCACGCTCTCGACGTCTTCCCACGAGCCTTTCATCTTCTTGAGCTCGTGCGCGTCCATGTGCAGGATCTTCGCGACCCAGGACACATCCGAGTAGTCCGGCATGGTCGAGACGTGCGCGTTGGCACACTGGAACTCGTTCGCCGTCAGGATCTCGTGCCGGTTGCACCGGCGCTGCGCATCCCAGTAGCTGTGACACGTCACGTCGCCGAACAGGTCGAAGATGAGCAGGCCGCGGTGGCCGATCTGACGCTTGAAGTCGAGGATGCGCTTACGGATCTGCCAGTTGCCGTGCTGCGATAGCAGCTTGGCCACCCTCTCATCATCGGGGCCGATGGGGGTGACGCCGAACACGTTCGTCCAGTTGCCAAAGAGCTCGTAGGCCTGGCGGAACACCATCCGGATCGTGTTCTCCATCAGGATCGGGACGTGCGCATTGCTCATGTGCTCGAAGGGCGGCCCCTTCGCGTCGAGCGTGCCGCTGAACAGGTTCCAAATGTCGGCCATGTTCTTGCGGAACTTGCTCGTCGCCTCCCACGAGGCATCGAAGTCGCCCATGCACTTTTCGGCGATCGACTTGAGCAGCGCGCGCCCCTCGGGGTGCTTCTTGAACTCGGTGGCGAGGTTGAGCGCCTCCTCGTCATAGGTGAAGGGCTCGACGCCGGGGCTCCGCTCCGATTCTGGCTCGGCCTCGTCTTCGGGCAGATCCACCCGGGTTTCTTCTTTACGCGGCATGGACGTGCCTCCATTTCGTGCGACGGACCACCGCACTGATGGCCGTCTGAGTTACGCCGAAGCGGCGGGCTAGGCCCTCTTGCGACCATTCGCCGGTGCCGTACGCCTGGCGGATTTCTTGTACCTTCGCGTCGTCCAGCTTGGCCGCCGCGTTCCCGGTCCCCTTTGGCGAGTAGCGCCCCTTCGCCAAGCAATCCCGGAAGTTGTCCGCGGGCGAGCCGATGAATAGATGCTCTGGACGCACGCAGGCGGGGGTGTCGCAGCGATGGCAGACCAGCGCCGCCCCCGGAGCGGCGCCGGTCGCTAGCTGCCAGGCTACGCGGTGCGCGCGCAGCGAACGCCCTCGCACCTTGAACAGGCCATAGCCATCCCAGTCTTTCGACTTGGCGACCCATAGCCAGCAACCGGGGCCCCTCTCCACTTTGCTCCAGAAGCGTCGAATGTCGTCGCTTGTCATCCTGTCCCGTATCCAAAGCCGCTCGCCGAAGGCAGCGCGGGCTCGTCATTGTCGTTCTCGGCGCGGTCGAACTCGTGCAGATCCATCACTATCGAGCCGCGCCCGCGGCTGGCCCGCGCGGCGGCATAGGCGTGCATGTCGAACCAGTGCTTGAGCGGGCTCTTCTTGTCCGGTACGGTCGAGTCGTTCTCATCGACGCCAATCGAGGCGAACATCTCTTGGCTCTTGCGGCAGCCTTCGAAGATGACGAGCCCCGGCTGCTTGTTGCGGTCGTAGTCGCGCAGGCGCTCGGTGATGCGCTCGGCGTTGCGCGCGATGCTCGCCTTGTCGGCGGGCTGCCAATAGACGCCCTCGCCCGCGAACACGGCAGCCTTGCTCTTGCCCGAGTCGCCGCGCTCTTCCCAGAGCTGCGTGTCGGCGACGCCCGTTAGCCGGCTCTTGCGCTGGCGGCTATTCCAGAACCCGAACTTCTTTTCGATCTCGATGACGCGCCGGGCGACCTCGATGTCCCGCATCAGCTTGAAGTTGAACTCGTAGAACTGATACAGGTTGTCGTCGGGGTCCATGGCGAACCAGCCAATGGTGCCGGGCGCCTTGTAGCCCCAATCCATCGCGCGGAACTTGGGCCAGTCGCGCGGGATTTTGAACGGCGGGATGACGTGCACCCCGGGGTTGTAATCGTCCTCGAAGAAGCCGCCCTCGACGCTATCCCAGTCGCCGTAGAGGTAACGGGCGCGCATGTGCGCGGGCTTGCTGAGCAAGCGGATCTTGTACTGCCGGACGAAGTCCTTGTCGGGGTTGTCCTCCAGCCTCGCCGGCAGAAACAGGCGCGTGCGGTAGTGGAGCTCGCCCGTCTCCGGATCGGGCACCTTCACGCGCAGCATGACGTGGCCGGGGCGGTGCGGGCTGACGAAACGCTCCTTCAGCCAGCCCGGGGCGGGGTTGCTCATCGCGCGGGTGCGCAAGAGGTAGCGCAGCACCGGATCGGCGGTGCGCACGCGCCCGTCGAGCTCCTCGTACTGAAATTCTTCGAACTGGTAGGCCTCGTCGAAGCCGAGATGCGTGTACTGCTTGGAAAGGTAGTCCTGGTGGCTGTTTCGCTCTCTGCAGTGGCCGAATGTGAACTTGTAGCCGCTCGTGAACGTCCAGGCGTGCCGTTCCTTGCTGTAGATCGCGCCGGGGTCGAATTTCGGGAACATGCGCTCTGCGCGGTCGATGTTTTCGAGCAGTTGCGGCATCGACCGCCGCAAATGCAGCGCGTGCCCCTCGCTCTCGCCCGGACGGATGCGATGTTGCCGGCAGAGGTCCGCCAGCCACGGCGGCAGCTGGTCTAGGAGCTGCCCGGTGGCGCGAGCGTGCTCGACGACGGCCTGGCTCACGAGGGGATCCCACATGAGCGCCAGGCTCTTGCCCGGACCCGCCGAGCCGCCCCCCATGCACTCGTCGGCGGTCGCCTGGTGAAAGCGCATCGCCCATGGGGAGGGCTCGTAGATGGATCGGTCAGCGTACAAGCGCGGCGCCCTTAGCTAGGTGCCCTCGGAAAGGTCCAGCGCGATCGCGTCTCGTTCCGAGAGGTAGGCGAGGACGGCCATGACGAGCCCGGGGTCGTAGGGGTCGTCGGACATGCTCACCCGTTCCCAGAACTTCAGCGGCTCGTGCCGCTCGAGCGATCGCAGGACGCGGTCGGCGTACAGGGCGACGGTCAGCTTCTCCTCGGCGCGGAGGGGCGCCGGGGGCGGGTCAGCATCGACCCAGACCTCCCGGCGCCCCGCGACCCGCTTTTCCCCGCGGTCCTGGTAGGCGATCCGAGCGCTGCCCTGCTCGTCGAGCTCGACGACGCCCCGCTGGCCGTCGTCCAGGCGGACCATGGCGCGCCCGACCTTCAGGCCCGCCACTGGTCCCCTTTGATGCCGTTGCGGGTGGCGAACCTCACCCAGGCGGCAAGCAGCGCGTCACTGATCACCTGCTCAGCGGCCCGCTTCTCGTCGCGGGCCATCCGGGCGACGCGCTCGGCGAGCTCGGGGGTGAGGGTGACGGTCACCCGGGATCGTTAGCTGCGCATCCGTCACCGGTCAAGCGTTCAGTATTGCCAGCCCCCACGGCGCCCGATAGAGGCCCCCCGTGGCGACGAGGCGGGCGACACGGGAAATCCCGGAGGGGTGCGAGCTGCGGGGGCACCGGGTGCGGCTGTACCCGCTACGCGAGCAGGTCGAGCGGCTGCTGGAAATGCAGGCGGAGATGCGGCGGGCGTGGAACCTGCTCGCCGGGTGGCGCCGCGCGCACCTAGACGCCTGCGTTGCCCGCGCCGAGCTCGACGGGGTGGTCGGCCCCGAGCCGCCGAGGCCCGAGAAAACCCGCAGGGAGGACGAGTCGCCCGAGAACGGGGCGGCGTGGGATGAGTACGTGCGCGCGCTCGGCGAGCGGCGAAAAGCCGGGCTCGAGTACGCGATCAAAAACGTCGCCGGCTACGGCTTCATGCGGCTAGGGGTCAACGCCTGGGATTATGGCGCCTTGCGCCAATTCGCCAATCAGCGCGGCGAAGAGACCTTCGAGAGCGTGTGCTCGGCGCATCAATACCAGGCGCTGATCAAGAACTTCACGCGCGCCAAGCGCCCGCGCCCGCGTCGCCCGCAGGACGCGATGCCGCTGCAGGTGCTCAGCGGCGACTGCTACGTGAAGGGCGGCCCGCCCGAGGAGCCCAACGGACGCCGGGGCAAGCGCGCCAACGTCACGATCGCTTTCGCCGGCATGAAGCTCCGCGCGTGGGAACACCGCGATCCGGGCGGCGTCGTCATCCAAGGCGTTGCGATCAGTAAAGAGACCGACGGCTGGTATGCCGCCGTGCGTGCGATCGTGCCCAAGCGCGGAGTGTCGCAGTGGACGCGGGATGAGGCGGTGGGCGTCGCGCTCGGGCTCGACGTGCTGTGCGCGACGAGCACGGGCAAGCTCTTCCGCAACGTCCGCCGCGCCGAGACGACCGAGACGGTCGCGATGATGCAGAAGAACGAGGCCGAGGACGGCGACGAGAAGGCCAGTTATTGGCTCTATCCAGACGGCAGCAAGATCAAGATATCGCGGCAGAGCGAGCGACTGCAAACGCAGCTCAGCCGGCGCGTGAAGGATCTGGTCAACGGCGAGATATTCCGTTACCTCTGTCAATTCCGTTACGTCTTCGTCGCTCCCGACGAGGGCGAATCTTTGAAAAAGATGGCGCAGGGCCCGCAAACGCGGCTCACCCCGAAGAACCGGGGCGGCTACATCTCGGCGATGGGGCTGTTGCACGACAAGATCCAAAGCCTCGGCCCCGAGCGCATGCGAGCGGTGAGGTGGCCCGACGTCTCGCGCACCTGCTCGCGGTGCGGTGAAATCAACGCCAAGTCATGGGCTTGGCGCGAGTCGCCCAACGGCCAATGCCGCGCGTGCGGCTACGTCGAGCACCGGCGGGTCAACACCGCTCGCAATGTGCTCGCGAAGGGCTTGGAAATGCTGGAGGCCGAGGGGATCTCTTTGCCACGGGGGCACAGCCCCGGAGAACTGTGACTCAGTCGACAAGCTATCGATACATTCGTGGTAATGCTTGTTTCCAACGGGGGCACAGCCCCGGAGAACTGTGACTGCTCGATTGCGGCGGCAGCCGCCGGCCCCTTCGAGGTTTCCAACGGGGGCACAGCCCCGGAGAACTGTGACAGCCTGCCATACTCGGTCGCCCGAATGTGCCCGCTCGTTTCCAACGGGGGCACAGCCCCGGAGAACTGTGACTTGAGACGGGACTCCAGCACCTCGCTGCGCATGCGGGGCGCGCCCCGCTAGAAGCGCGACGCTGACGCCGTAGACTATTCGAGGTCGCGGACCTCGTAGACGACCTCCCCGGGGTGTTCGGCGGTGGTCGGGGGCGGCAGGGCGATTTTCACGTTGATGTTGTTCTGCGTGAGCTTGCCGGCGTTGAAGCGGCGGGCGCGCAGGATGCCGGCCTGCACGAAAGCGGCCAATTTCGTCGCATTGGGGGCGATCGACTGCGGCAGCCACCCGGATTTGGCGACCTGGAGGCGCTGTTTGGCGCCTTCTTCGCCGTAGCGCTGGATCCAGTCGGCGGGGGGCTCGGTTTGGTTGGGCTCGACCTCGTGGAAGCTCAAAACGGCCTCCAAAATGCCGCTTGCCCGCTCGAAAACCTGATTTTCGAGCTCCTCGAGGCGCGCGAGGCGGGCCTCCTTCAGCTTCGGGTCGCGGTGCTCCTGGCTTAGCTCGATTGCCGTGGGCATGATGTCATCATGGCACGCCAGCCGGACAGAGACGAGCACGCGGAGCGCCTGATGGTGCCGCAGGAGGCGCGGACGCGGGTGATCCGCCGGGTTTACCTGGACGAACTGTCAGCATTTCTGAACTACCCGAAGCCGGCGCTGAAGCGGCGGGCGCGGGCGAGCGGGCACCTGCACGAGGGATTCACGAGGAGCTGGAAGTACGCGGGGGGCCAGGACCGGCGGCGGGTGCAGTGGGTGAGCGAATACGCCGCGATGGTGTTGATCACCTGGGCGCGTGCTCAGCAAGAGCAGTGGTCCCGTCGCGGCAAGGGGTGCTTTCATAAGCGCCGGGAGAGGCGCCTGGCCCAAAAGTCCCCGAAAGCACGCCCGACAGTTACCGGTCAACCCTGAACATGCGTTTTGCCGTTGCATTCTCTTGGGCCGACACAGAAGATGAGGCCCTAGAGGCGCAGACGCCAGCAGGCGAGTAAAGGCCGAAGCAGTCGTAGGAAACCCCGGCGGTGTGTATTCACTTTCCGGATCGGGTCTGATAGACGCCGATGCATGAGTGAGGGTGAGGCGGGGCCGATCGAGCTGTTCATCCACTGTCTGGCGTGCGCGCAGCGCGGCCAGACGGAGCGTCTCGACGTCGGGCTGACGTCGAGCGGGCTCCGCGTCGACTGTAAGAAGCACGGGCTCGTCGGGGCTTTCACGCCCGCGAAGCTGGCCGACCTGCTCGCGCGCCGGCCTGGCTGCGACTGCTGCCCGGGGGGCAAGCATGTCAGCTGAGCCCCGTTGCAAGTGGCAGAGCGCGCCGATCTGCGTGCGCTGCTGGACGAAGCTGAAGGGGGTGACAACCCCGGCGCGGGTTGTGGACGCCGAGAGCGAGGAATGCGCGCTCTGCCTCGACTGGACCGAAGAGCTACCGGGGATCTTCGTGCGCTTGTTCCTACCGGTGGCGAGGTCGAGGGATGGCGAAGAAGAAGCCGAAGGGAGCTGAGACGCCGGAGGCGCAGAGCGAGCGCTTGCGCAAGTTCGTGCTCGACTACTGCGACGGCAGGATTTTTACCGACCTGGAGTGCGGCAGTCCGCGGGAGGTCGGGCAGCACTTCATGGTGCTAGCGCTCGGGGGCGCGTCGATGCTGCCGAAGGACGCAGGGCGCGTCTACGAGCACATGAGCCAAGCGGCGCCGATGGCCATCAACGGCAAGCCCGTGTTCTTCTCGTGCCGCTACCTGAGCCAAGACGAATGGGATCGGGTCAAGCACGCGATCGTGGCGGAGCTCGAGCGGCGCAAGGGTATCGAGGTATGAGCTACTCGCGGCAGGCGCGACGCGAGGATCGCCGGCAGGCGTGGCGGTACGAGCTCGTCGAGCTGCTGCGCTTCCGCGTGATGATGCTCGAAGGCAAGGACCTGCAGACGTGCCCGCGCTGCCAGGATCTCGAAGAGGAGCTGCTGGAGCGCGAGCAGCAAATCGCCGAGCTGCGCGCCGAGCTGCGCAAGTACGAGCCGAGCGACGGGGTGATGTTCAAGCTGCGGTCGCTAGAGGACGCGCTGGCGGCGAGCGAGGCGTTTAGCGACCGCCTGAGCGAGCAGCACGCCGAGGAGATGGTCAAGCTCAGTATCGCCGAGGCCCAGGCGCGCAAGAGCATCGAGGATTTGGAGCAGCGCATCGACAAGGCCGTCACGTGGCTCGTGAGCGTGGATCCGAATCATCCGGCGAGCATCATCGCTCATCGCGCACGGCTCGCGCTCGATGTGCTGAGGCCCAAGCCATGACCCGCACAGCGCTGTGGCTGGTGCTGGCCTCGGCGGACAAGCGTCCGCGCCTGGCCACCATCCTAGCCGAGGTGCGCCCCGCCCCGCCCGCGGCGGAGAAGCTGCTGGCCAAGCCTGGCATCAATCCGAACCGACAGCGCAAAGGCAAGAGCGGAGAGATCCCGAGATGACACCAGAACAAGTCAACGCGGCGTGCGAGGCGTTCAGCGCCAAGCTCGATCGGGCCCACAAGGTCGGCAAGGCCTGTCAGTGGCTCACGCTCTCGGCGACGGCGGGGCTGGCGGCCTCCAGCTTCGATCACTTCCTGCGCGGGGCCGAGCACGGCCTGTGGTTGACGGCGCTATTCGGTCTGAGCACGATCGGCCTCGTCGGCCACGCCTACTGCGTCCACTGGATGGAGGGCGCGCTAGAGAGGTGGGCAGCGTTCATGGAGGAGCACCTCGGGCCTCCGCCGCCGGAGATTGCGGCGCTGCTGAAGGAGAAGGGGAAGAGGGGGAGCCGGCGATGAGCGAAGAGCTCCTCGTGCGGGTCGTGGCGCCGCACTTCGTGGCGGGGCTCGGCGTGCGCGATGGGGTGTGCGTGTGGGCCGCGCCCATCCTGCGCTGGGCGGTGGGCAAGTCCGCCGATGAGCTGCGGGCCTACTTTGCGCGCAAGGGCTGGCGAGCGAGCCTGCTCCGTTAGCGTTGTGAGATTTTTGTAACGGAGGGGCTAAGTCGGCCCGTGGGGTCCCGGGCTGGGATGTGCGATGGGTAGGATGGAGGGGGCCCTGCCACGGCCCCTGACTCGACCCCATGGGGTACCCGGGGCGCCGGCCCGCGGCGCCCGTTCAGTGCCGCCCGTTCAGTGTCGCCTGCGCAGCTGCAGCTCTGTTCAGTGCCGCCCGTTCACCTGCGCAGCCGCACAGTGCCGGCATGTTCAGTGTCAGACGCACAGCTGCACACCTGAGCGCTGAACATCCTACACTGCGCACCCGGCTCCTGGGTTCCGAAGCGGAACAGTGGGGGACGCAGCCCCCAGGCCGCCCTTCTCGGCACGCCTCCCGCTTGTTCAGTGTGCCTCACAGCAACACTCTGCCAGCCGACCTTGCGGCCGTTGCCGTTTCCGCTTGACAAGCGCCGATTCCCTTTCCGGCACAGGGACGCAAAGCGAGCCCGGCCAGCGAGTAGGCGTTGACAGCCGCCGATTCCCTTAACGGCACAGGCACGTCCCAAAGCGGGAAAGCGACGCGAGCTGGCGCTTTCGGCTTGACGTCCGCTCATTCCCACAATGGGGCAGCGGGGGCTCGCGAGCTGCAGCGCCCCCTATCTAAAGGCCTTGCCGGCGCGGTGTTCCGTTTTGGCGATGAAAACGCACGCTGCCTGTCGATTGTCCCCAAAAGGGTTACGGGCGTAGCTATATTCAAGGTCCCCACTCACTCACTCACTCACCGGAGACAACCCCATGCCTGACCTCACCCTCGAGCTTGCCACCATCGTGGCCGACCTGGCGTCCTATGACGCCCACAAAGACCCGACCGCCACGACCGAACCGGCGGGAATCACCGCCCGGCGCAACCGGGCCACCGAGATCGTCTGGTTGCTGACCCGCTAACGACCGGACCAGGGGGCGCCTGCTAGGCGCCCTCGAGTCTGGCCGATAGTGGCCCCCAACCAGAAAGAAAACCCCATGCTCACCCTCCTCGCTTGGCTCGCCGCCATTTTCATCGGCACGATCATCCTCGCACACTTCGATTGAGAGGCCGACCAATGAACCCCATCGACCTTGCCACCCTTGCCTGTTTCGCCGGCTCCATCGTGTCGGGCCTTCTGGCGCTCGCCGCCCGCCGTGACTACCGCGCCGCTTGCTCGCGCCTGGACCGGAGCGTGCGGTCATGACCACGCCTCGATATCATTACACTAACGCTTGCTCCCGCTATGGCGCGAGCATGGGGCGCGACGAAACGCGCCGATCCGAGCTTCCAGACGAGCCCACTAAGGTGCGCCTCGAGCGGGTCCGCATCAATTCCCAAGGCTACGACCCGGGTGGCGCGTATTGGGGCACGGGTGAACCGCTTTGGGTCGCTCACAACGCCGATGCGTATGTCGAGCTTTTCACCCGAGCGCCCGACCGCTCCGCCGCTAAGGCTCGCATTGCCGAGCGGTTCCCGCTCGCCCGCTTCTACCGCTAACGAGCGTAGCAGGGCGCCTGCAGTCTGCAGGCGCCCGACTATGCCCGATAGTGGGCCCCCAACCAAGAGAGAGAGAACACCATGCTTGGAGACAAGCTCCCGCGCGCGCGTGTCTGGCACGATATCGGCTCAGACGTCAACTGGTCTGATCATGGCGGATTGTGGGCGCGTCGCATCGATGCGACACGCTACCACGTGATCCGTTTCGAGAATTGCGCCGATTGGGGCGACGGCGCGAGCGGGTACCATTGCGACCTGCAGGAAGTCACGCTGGACGCGCCGGCGGACCAGCTGCAGGGCGCCCTCTCATATGTCGGGCTCGACCCGAGCGAGCTAGCGACCTTCCACGCCCACCATAGGGCACTCGCGATCGTGCAAGCGCTGTCCAGCTACGGGGCTTATGCGCCGCTTTGGCAATCCGGCGGAAAGAACGCGCACGCGCTCTTGCGTGCCGCCAAGAGCGAGTCGCGCTCGCTCGAGCAGGATGCCGCCGAGTATCAGGCGCGCATGGAGCGCCCCGTCAATCGGATCGGATCCACGGCTCGCGAGTATCAGGCCGGGGACACGAGTAGCGCGATCCTGCGAGGGCTTGCTGCTGGCGACCCGGCCGCCGATATCATGGCGCGCATGGGGATGCTGCAGGTCGTCAAGGTCGGCTGACGAGCGAGCCAGCGGCGCCTGGCAGGTACCAGGCGCCGCGAGCTTGCCCGATAGTGGGCCCCAACCAAGAGAGAGAACACCATGCGTTTCGATATGACGTATGCCGTGCTGACAGAAGATAGCGTGGCCGAGGGCGACGCTGCGGAACAGGGCTGGGTTGATCCTGATACCGAGGCTGGCACTGAGGATCGGCCGGCGCGCGGCTGGCGACCTGCAGCCGCGATCGCGTTCCTGCTCGAGCATAGCGCGACCGTGGAAACATGCTGGACGCCGGACAATAGCCGGCGCGGTATGAGCCTTTACGGCAACGGCCCATACCACGAGGGCGAGGACCCGCTGGAAACGGACTATTGCCTCCACGTCAAGGCCTCGCGTCGCGAGCTAGAGCGGCTCGCGAGGCGCCTCGCGACTCAGCACGGCGTCTATTTCGCCAATATCCCGCGCCTGCGACGCGCGCGGCGTTACCGCTAACGACCGGGACAGCAGGGCGCGCTACGCGCCCTGCAACCCTGGCCGATAGTGGCCCCCAAACAGAAAGAAACCCCATGTCCACCGATACCCGATCTATGGCCGATCTCGCCAATGAGGCGATCCGCGTGCAAGACGCGTGCAACCTGTCCGGAGTTGTTCTGGGCTTTGGCCGCGCGGTTTGCCGTCTACGCGCGCTGCTCGAGGCGGAGGGGCGTGGCTCCACCGAGGACGTCAACACGCATCCGATATGCGTCCTATGGGCGGACAAGATCGCCGATCTAGCGCGCCTGCCTTGGGAGCGCCGCGGTAGCGACCGCTTTAGCGCTGCCTGGTCCGACGTCCACGATCTAGCGGCCGCGCCGGCCAGCAAGGCCGGGTGAGCCAATGCGCGCGCTGAAAGCTTCAGAGGTCACGTTCACGGTCGCGACCGAGCCGGAGGACACGCCCGTGCGCGGCAACCTCTGCGCGACAGACGACCCCGATATCGATCGAGCAGCCGAGGATGCGGTCCTCGCTCGCCTCGAGCGGGGCGATAGCGACGCATGGTGCGGCGTCATCGTGACGGCCCATTGGGGCGGCTACCAGGGCACTGACTCTCTATGGTGTTGCAGCCTGGACGACACCTACACGGCCGCCATGGTCGCCGAAGCGCACGGGATGCACAAGGAGGCGCTCGCTGACCTGAACGCGAAGCTGGCCGCGCTGGACGCGAGCCTCGCACCACTGCGCGACTGACGTTCCGCCAGACGCTGTCAGATCCACGGGTCTGACAGCGTCTAGCGGGCAATCAGGCCCGATCTAGCGGGGGCACGGCCCCCGCCCAACAACGCCGGCACGGCCGGCAGAAGGAAGCCATCATGGCCGATCATACCATCACGATCCATTTGTCCGACGCTGCCCAGCGCGCGGCGCTCCTTAGCGGCCTGCCCGCCCCGTGCGCTGCGGCAGTGCAGACCTATCCCGTCCCGACCGCGCTCCTGCCGGCGCTGCTCGACCTGCCGTGGACCAGGGTCGACAAAGACGGGCGCGCGACCTGCGTCGTCCCGACGCGGATCTACTATTCGCAGGGTGCGGCCGAGGCGCCCCCGGGCTCGCCGTTCGACGCGCGCGCCGAGTTGTCCTACACGCGGAGTTACGGCGGGGTCGATGGCGACGCTAGCACGCGTCCGCCGGACCCGGCCGCCGCTATCGATTTCGCGCGAGCCAAGCTCGAGGCATACGCCGCCGCTGTCGAGGAGAGCCGCGTCGAGCATGCCGCGCGGCGGGCCTCCATCGCGGCCGACGCCGCCGCGAAGGCGGAGGAGGACGCGGCTCGCCTCGAGCGCATGGAGCCGGTCCTGGCCGCGTGGGAACAGGATCACCTGGCCGCGCGCGCGGCCGGCGTGACGGGTCGCGATGAAATCCCCGGATTCGAGGGCGGGCACGGCGACGGGTCCTATGTGCCCGACCCGCTACGGTCGCGCCTGTACGCGCTTCGCCTGCTGCTCGCCGAGCAGGACGCCGAGGCGGAGCGCGCCCAGGAGGCGCGTAAGGCGGCCCAGCTGGCGCAATGCGTGGAGCGTTGGGGCGACGAGTCGCAGCGCGCGCGGCTGGCCGAGGGGCTGTTGCCGGACGAGGAGGCGAAGGCCTTGATCCGTGATCACGTGCTGGCCCCGTTGGCGCCGTGCCCCCCGTATCAGCGGATAACGGCCTCGGATATCGGCCACGATGAGGATTGCGGCGATCATAGGCTCGACTGCGCGCGCACCGACGCGGGCGAGCTCACGGCGGAGGAGTATGCACGCCTCGTGGAGATCCGCGTCGGGGCGCGTGAGGCGGAGGCGATCGTGGGCGGGACGCATACCATCACGCTGCGCGAGCACACTTGCACGTGTTGTGGCTGCGACGAGGCGGCCACGCGCCGGGGCGCGCTCGTGCGCGTCGCGTGGGGTGAGCTCGCCGTGTCTCGAGAGTACGCGCTCTAACGACCGGGACAGCGGCCGCCTCCACGCGAGGCGGCCGCGATCCTGGCCGCTAGTGGCCCACACACCGAAAGAGAAGGCGAGGAGACATGGCAGACGGTTACAACGGTTGGACGAATTACGAGACCTGGAACATCAATCTCTGGATTGACAACGAGGAGCCGCTCTATCGCGACAAAATGCGGTTTATCCGTTCCACGGCGCTTACCGCGAAGCGCGTGGAGGCCTACTGCCGCGAGGTCTATCCCGAGGGAACGCCGGACATGGATCCTGGCGACATGGACAAGGTCGATTGGGAAGAGCTGACCGAAGCGTGGGAGAGGGAGTCCGAGTCATGATCCAGCCCCCCCGTTTCGAGCCGGACGAGTTGGACGCCATGTGGCACTGCATCAGCGAGCGGGACGCGGCCAAATGGCCCGCCCTGCGTCGCGCGCTCGACAAGCTGGCGGCATACGCGCGCGCGGGGCGAAGGGCGGCCCGCGCACAAGGTGACCTGCTGAGCGCGCTCGAGCTCCTAGCGAGCGAGCCCGACCCGGGCGAGCGGGCTCGCATGAAGCGCGACCTAGTCGCCCTGCTCAAGGAGCCGCGCAAATGAGCCCCAAGGAAGCGCAAGTGAGGCAGCGCCTGCGATGGATCCAGCCGGTCTGCGAGAGCGACGCCGACGTCGCCATCGGCGACGAGGCCACCATGGACGGCCTGCGGCTGGTCGTGGCTGACTGGTCCCTGTCGCTCACGGAGGATGAGCGCGACGAGTACCCATCGCCGATGTTGTGGTGGGCCGAAGAGATGGGCCTCTAGCCGTCCGCTCGGCGCCGTCACCCCGTGGCGGCGCCTGGCGGGCCACTAGAGGCCCGGGGAAGCAAGAGCCATGAGACGATACCGTATCGGCCAAGACGGGCAGGAAACGCCCGTGTGGGCCAGCCGCGCCAAGCTGGAGGCGCTAGGCAGGCAGGAGGGGCGCGACGCCGCGCGCGATCGGCGCCTGCCGGTCACTATGAGCAACCGGACGCACGATGAAGCCGCATGGGCGGCCTACATTGACGCCCGCGGCGTGCTCGCGTGCCAAGAGACGCGGGCGGAGGCGGAGGCCTGGGTATTTGACCACGTCTACCCGAAATCGAGCGTCACGATCGAGCCCGTGCGGGGGCAATGGTGGGTCGTGCCCCGGGGCCCTACGCGGGGGGATGCGTGACGGGCCTGGCCTCGGTCGTGACGGTCGGGGTGGCCCTGGCCGCCGTCGTGCTCGTCATGCACGCGCTTCGCCTGCTGCCCCTGGCGTGGGCGCTATTCCTGATCTGGCTGCCCCTACACTTCCTGTGCGGTGTGGGCTGATGGCAAGCCCTGCGTGGCTTCTGATGCTGCTAGGCCACGCCCTGCAGTGCGCCGGCGCGTACGACCGTAAACCGAAGGAGGAGGCACCGAGTGAGACCAGCCAACAAGCGCGGCGACGCGCCGACAGCGCGACAGCGCGAGATCCTAGAGACCCTCGCTCGCCTGCATACCGAGCTGCGGAGGCCCCCGACCGTGGGCGACGCGGCGCGGGCCCTCGGGATTAGCCGGGCGGGCGCGCGGCAACAGATCCGGGCGCTCGAAGCCAAGGGGCTGCTGGTGGACGAGCCGGTGCAGGTCCACGGCAATTACCGGCTGACCTTGGCCGCGCGAATGCTGCTCACGGGGGGGTGAGCTCCAAGAGCCCCCGCGGCGGGTATCAGTGCCGCGGGTTATGGTTGTTTGCCGCGGGGGCTCTTGGGTGGCTCATATGTCGTTGTAGCAGTGGACGAGCCGGGACTCGAACCCGGATTCATCGGGGGCTTATTCCCTGTCCTTCCCTTGGACGACCCGCCCTAGTAGCTTCGATCTAGCTCCCCCCCCTAAGTCGGCGCGATCTAGCTCCCTTCCCCGCCGAGCAGGCGGCGCAGCTCAGAGCGTACCCGCACGGCTACGGCCCTGTCCACGACGGCCTGAATGTAGGCCTCGAGCCCGTCCAGCTGGAGGGTAGGCGGCGGGGGCAGGGCCCCGTTTCCGGCGGGTGAGCTGCTCTGCGCGGGCTCGGGCTCCCGCGGCTTGGGCGAGCGCTTGATCGCTGCGGCGTGCACCCGTTTCCAGTTGGCGATGTTGCTCGGGTGCACGCCGAGCTCCCGCGCGATGGCCGCCGCGTTTTCCCCCGCGAGGACGCGCCGCACGGCCGCGATCTGCGTCGCCTTGTCGGTGAATTTGCGTTTCTTCTTAGCGGCCACGGGCGGGGCCTCCAGCTGCAGCGGGGCAGGGTCGGGCGGAGGCGGGGGCGCCTTCGCTAGCTCTTCGGTGTAGTGCGTGCGTATCAGCGCAACCGGCGCCGTGAGCGTCGGTGTCTCGACGCGCCGCCGAGGCGTGGCCGGTGGGGGCGTGGGCGGCGGCGCGCTCTCCCCCGGTTGCTCCACGTATCCGCGATCGGCGCTCGCCGAGGACGGCGGAGGCCTGCGCGGGACGTCTGCTGCGCGCAGCTGCGCGCGCCAGTCTCCCCCCTTCGCTGCGATCTGCTCGCCAAGGGTTGTGAGCGGCTTGGACATTCACGCTTCCCCCTCGGTGTCGTCTTCGTCCTTCTCTGCGCGGGGCAGGTCGAGCGCTCGCTCGAGCAGGTATTGCGCCATCGACAAAGACCATCGCGCATGGCCGAGCGCTTGGGCGGCGCCGCCCATCGAAAAGATTGTCCCCGCCTCGGGCTCCTCCAGGTTCTGGGCAAGCCCCACGACGCCGTCGTGAAGCGTATTGAGCTCCGCCATGCTCGTTGTCAGCCCCTGTACGAGGGTAACGCCTGACAGCTGCGCGGGGCTGAGCCCAGCGGACCGCTCTTCCATTGACGCGATCTGCCTGAGTACCTGCTCTTGCACGGCTGCCGGCAGCTCCCGGGCGCGCGCGCGAAGCTTCTCGAAGACTTCTTCGGGGGTGCAGCCGGTGATGTCCACCTTCAGATCCAAGGTTCTCATGACACCTCCGCCGGCGCTGGCGTTGCTTTGTCGTCCTGCGCGAGGAACACGCCGATCTGCTCCTCTGCCGTCCGGAGGAGCGCCGACGCCGCCCTTGTGTACGCGGCAGCCTGCGCGAGCACGAAGACGTGAGCGCCGCCATCTCCGCGCAGGTCGAGCGCGATGCACGCAGACCGAAGCCCCTTCGGCGTGTCGCTCAGCACGTGAATACTGTTGAGCAGCAGCTCACGCATCGCCTCGCACAGCACCCGCTCGGCGGGCTTCCCTTCAGCAAGTCGAAGGACCTCCTTAATTCGCCCGACGCTCGTGCCGTCTAGGTTGTTGGCATAGCCCGCCATGCGCCGTTCTATCTCCTCGAGCAGCTCTTGGGCTGCCCCGCCCGTAAAGTGCCCGCGCTCATCGAGGGCCTTTGATTCCGCCATTGTTGTTCTCCTCTGCCCTGCGGCGCCGCAATTCGGCGGCGCAAGGCGCTTGCATGTCCGGGTCGGAATGATAGTCCTCCCCATCCGCTTGAAATTCCAGCTTCCAACGTGGCACCCGCGCCATTGCGTCGAGCACCGCCTGCTCGTGCTCCGTCATCCTCCCGATAGTATCGCGTCCGCGGTCACCATGGCTGTCTCCTCCGCTAAGCGGCGCAGGATCTGGTTAGCGAACCGCACGCTGATGTCGCCGCGCCGCGCGAAGTCGAGCACGAGCTCGATTGTCAGCAGCGCGTTTTCTGCATCCTCCTCGCTGACAAAGCCGTCCAGCACGAGGCCGTCCAGGAAAGCCTCGTCGAGCGGCTCCCGGCATGCGCCCGCCGCCCTCATGATCCCCTCGTTCCCCATCGTCCGCCCCTTGTAGCCCAGCCCGCCCCGTGCGCCTGGACCGTTCCAATCCAGCACACCCGGGGGGGTAGGTGTCAAGGCGCCTCGTGACTTTTTTGCTCGAACGCCTCCTCCGGGGTGATTGCTCCCCCGCAGTCGGGGCATTCAAAGTGCACCGTCCGGTCGAGCTCGGTGTCGTAGCAGGCGACGAGGCGCGAGAAGTGCGAGCTGCCCCCGTACATCTCGCGGTGTGCTGCGGGGATCTCCTCGTCCACTAGTCCCGCTCCGCATCTCGGACAGCGGGTGATCATGCGCGGGCTCACCCGATCGCCTTCTTCCCCTTGGGGGAGATCACCAGGCGCTGGCGCGTGATCTTCTCCTCCTTCCGGGCCAGGTAGCCCTTGCCCTCTAGGCGCTTCAGCGTGCGCTGAACGGCGTTCGGGTACACCTCGAGCACTGCCGCGAGTGCCCGGATTGTCGGCGGCACGCCGAAGCGCTCCACGTGTCGATTGTAGGCTGTGAGACAGCGTTTTTCCGCGGTCGTCAGCTCTAAGTTTGCGGTGGCCATTGGGCGGCGCCTCCTTCTCGTGGTACACCATCTAGTGTACGCTTACCCCGTTACGTGGTCTAGTCAGCCCAAGCGTCGCACATGCCCGTACCAAACTGCAACAACGCGAGCCGTCACTCATGACACCGGGGCGTTGCCACCCGTATACATGGGGGCAATCGACCACACCTAGACGCGGTGGGCGTTTAGGTCGCGGGCGGGGAGGTGTGGGACATGGATCTGCGGGACCTGGCGGCCGTCGAGGACGCCTTGGCGACAATTCATCGCGTTTTATCGCGCATGGCGATGCACTGGGCGGAGTCAAGCCCAAATCCACGGGAGGGGTCGGAGACAATCGACCAGCACGACTCTGCACTCGGGCCTCGGCGCCATTGCGCTGCTGTACGGCGCCGGATGGCAGAAGGGAAAGAGGGGGCCTGGCGCGTGAAGCGCGATTTCTTGCTGAGCGCCGAAGCTTACCGGGAGGAGCTCGAGCGCTGCGGCAAGGAGGAGCCGCCGTCGCCGGCTGAGGGGGAGGACGTCTACCAACGTGTCCTCTCGCGAGGGAGGCGCGCAACCAAGAAAGCACCCAAGCAATGACCACAACCACCGATAGATCCTTCAAGCTCGAGCACCGCGCCAAGGGCTGGTGTGGGCGCTTCCGCTGCGGCGACGGCCCGCGGCGGCGCGTCTACATTCAGGCCACCGACGAGGTGCAGGCCTACGCTCGCGCCGACCGTGTGCGTGAGCGCATCGACGCGCTCGTGGCGGCGGGGCGCGCCTCGGCGGCCGCCGCCATGATCGACGCCTTCAACGACGCCCGCACGGAGAAGCAATTCTCCGCCGTCGAACGCGCCATGCGTGACCTCGCACACGAGGCCATGCGTGAGGCGAGCCTCGCTGGCACGGGCCTGCGCACCTTCGACGACGTGCTCGACTACTGGCTGAGCGGCGACCTGCGGCGCAAGTACCCGCAGGCTTGCCGCGAGAAGGGCGAGAGCTCGACCGAGCACGCCCGCAACGACTACAACGCCGTGATCAAGCCCATCCTCGGGCACCTACCGATCAAGGAGATCACGGAGGAGATCGCGCAGCAGGTCGTCGCCAAGGTCAGCCACCGGCGCCCCGCCACCCGCCGCAAGTACCAGACGATCGTCCGCCAGGTGCTGGACTTCAGTGTGTGGCCATTGAAGCTCATCACCTACAACCCGCTCCCGCGTAAGTTCGTGGAGGGCGCCGGCACCCCGAAGGAGGGGCAGATCATTTACCCCGACGAGGACTCGCGCTTCCTGTCCTGCTCTGGTATTGACCTCATCGAGAGGGCGGTCGTGGGGTTTCAAACCAGAAACGGGACGCGGATGGGCGAGACGGAAGCGCTGACCTGGCGGCAGGTGGACTTCCGGCATGGCGCCATCACCCTGTACGACAACAAGACGGGGATGCCGCGCGTCTGGGCTGCCGAGCCCGACGTGCTCGGCGCGCTGCGGCGGCTCCGCGAGGAGCGCGACCACGACGTCGAGGCCGGCGACCGGGTGTTCCCCGACTGCCGCGTCGAGTCGCGGGACTTCCGCCAGCACCTACTGAAGGCGGGCGTCGACCGTCACGAGCTGCACCATGCCGAGGGCAACATGCGCCCCGTCACCGTGCACGCCACGCGCGCCAGCTTCTGCACGGTGGCGCTGGCCGTGGGGCGTCCCGAGCGCTGGGTGATGGACCGCACCGGCCACACAACGAGCGAGATGCTCGAGGTCTACGTGCGCAAGGCGCGCAGCGTCCGAGCGCTGCAGGCCATGCGCTGGTTCGACCCGTTGGATCAGATCCTCTGGCCCAGCAACCCTAAGGAGGCCCCGGGCGGCTCGGCTGCCGTTGCTCGGGTTTGTGCTGAATTGGTGCAGGAGATGGGCCACGCGGTGGGCCACCTCGCACAGATTCAGCCGATTTTGGCCTCCGGCAGCCCCCCACCTCGGGAGGCGCCAGGTAGCTCCACGTGCTCTCATGCACAGGATTTCAGCGAGTTAGACGCCCATGTGCACGTGGACGTGCATGGTGGCCCGGCGCCGTCTGGCGAGGCGGGCTCGTCTTGGGGCCCAGCGTCTTGGGGCCCTGCAGACCGTGAGCGCCTGCTCGCTACCCTCGAGGCGGCGACCGCTGCCTCGCAGTGGCCGATCGTCGATCGGCTGACTCGCATCCTCGACGGGGAGCCCCTGCCGCCCCCCGTGCCGCGCAACTGAGCGCCCGCTAGCCCCGGGCGCATGGACGCGCCCGGGGCCTCCCCAACGCCAAGGAAGGCCCCGCAATGAGCACACTCGTCCCCATCCCAGCGTCCACCGTTACCGCCCGGCTCTGGTTGTTCCCGCATCACGTACTGCGGGTGTGGTTGTGGCTGAAGCTGCGCGCCACGCTCGAAGGGTACGTCGAGGCCGCACCTGCGGGGCTAGCGCTCGCCACGTTGTGCACAGTGGACGAGGTGAAGGAGGCGCTCGCCCTGCTGAGCACCCCGGACCCCGCGGACCCTACATCCGAGCCCATCATCGTACGCCAGGGCGCCGGGTGGGTGGTTGTCGCTACGGCCGCCGAGTATGCCGAGCAGACCCGGCTAGAAAAGATGGCGAGGCGTCGAGCATACGCCAGGAAACGGTACTGGGACACACGAGGCGGCTCGACTGCGTCAGAAAACATTCTGACCGAGCCCGTGTCAGAAAGCGGGTCTGGCGAGTCAGAAAAGCCGTTTCCTGACCTCGAAACCCCGTTTTCTGACTCGGCCCAAGCTCGGATTGCGCCCCTCCCCCCTGCACCCCCCTCTTTAGAAGATCCGTTGTTGTGTTCTGGATCTCAACAACGGATCTCTGGATCAACATCTTCCGGTTGGAAGCGCGCGGGCGCGGAAGCCCCGACCGAGGCGGACGCGACGCTGCCCGCGGTGTACCGGACCCTGGCCGGCTGGGAACCCAGCGACGAGCTGCGGGCCGAGGCTGCGATCGTCGGAGTCTCCCCGGAGTTTTTCGACCAGCAGCTCGCCGAGCTGCGCAACGGCCCCATCGGCGGCAGTCGCGGCGTGCTCGACCGCGACGACTACGTGCGGCTCTTGCTGCCCAAGTGGCGGACCTGGGAAGAGACCGCGAAGGCGAAAGCCAAGCGCGACGCGGAGGCGGCGAGCAGGCCTCGCGGGGCGAGGGCGGCGGCGAGCCTGCGGCTAGAGCCCACTGCGCGCCACCAGGCGTTCGCTGAGCGCTTCGGCATCGACCTCGGGCCCATCCTCCGCGACCTCGACGAACGGGGCGTGGTCGACTCGCTAGGGCTCGGCAGAGCCCGGGAGCTGCTCGAGGCTGAGCTCGCGCGCCTGGCTCGCGCACAGCGAGGGGCAGCGTGAGCGATGCTCGCCACGGCTCCCCGCAACCACCCGGCACAGGTCAAGCGCCGCGGGGCGCTCGACGATGTGGACGACCGGGGCACACCTGCGGATGTGTTCGACCCGCTGAACGCGGAGTTTCAATTCACGCTCGACGTGGCGGCAGCGCGGCACAACGCCAAGTGTGCGCGGTACTACTCGCTCGGCCCGGCGACGCCGTTCGAAGCGCGGCAGCTGCGCCTGTTCGGCGACACGTTCGTCGGCGACCCGGAGGCGGCGGGCATCGATGGGCTGGCGCAGGACTGGGCGCTCGGCGAGCGCATCTGGTGCAACCCGCCGTTCTCCAACATCGAGCCATGGGTGTGCAAAGCGTCGTTCTGCTCGGCCACCGTCGTGATGCTGCTGCCGGCGAACAGGACCGAGCAGCCCTGGTGGCAGACGTTCATCGAGCCCAAGCGCGACGGGCGCTCGCCCATCGACGCGCCGGGCGCATCGCCTGAAACGCGCTTCCTGGCTGGGCGCCGCTGCTTCCTGAATCGCGGCGCCCCCATCGGCAACCGAACATCGAAGAACCCGCCTTTCGGCGTGGTCATAGTGGTCTGGGATAGGAGGGAGAATGAACGACTCATTGAAACCGGGGTGGGTGGACGCCGTCGCAAGGGACGCGCGTAGTGACGACCCCGACACGCGAGCCCCGGCGCTCGGCGAGCCGCGCCGGTGTTTCAGGGTGGATCAGTCGCGCACCGCGCGCAGCCGCCGACGCGGTTCGGCACGGGGCCCCGCCAGCCGGTACGCCCTGCGAAACCTGCCGCCCATCGAAGAATAGCCCCTTGCACGCGAACACCTTTATGTGTACATTGACCGGGAGTTGCTCATGTTCATGATCGAATATGCGACCGCGCGTTCCGTCTCCCTGTACGGGGAGGCTGACGCTGACTGGGCACGGTGCCCGGTCCGCTTCGTCGACCGAGAGATGGCCGACTGGGAAGCATCGATGCGTGCCCTCGATGACTCGTCCTACACCTACCGCGTGGTCGAGCTCGACGCCGAGGAGGTGGCCGCGTGACCGTCTCCGCTGTGAAGCTGGCGACGCCGTGCACGATCTGCGGCGGCTGCCTAGAGCTGACCGAGGCCGTCGGACAGCAGGTCGCCCTGTGCCGGCGCTGTGAGCTGGACGACTACGGCGTCGGGGCCACGCCCGCCGACGCGCTCGACGATTACCTGAACCAGCGCCCCCTCTACTACCGCCCGACCGAGCTCGCGTCGTTCATCGTGCCGAGCCACCCCTGGATACTCGAGGTGGCCGGCGAGCGCTTCCTGTCGCTGGAGGCGGCCGAGCACTACGGCCGCGCCACCGGCGCCGTCATCTACTGCCGTCCGGCACAGCGCCGGGCTGCCAACCAGAAAGAGACCCCATGACCTCCACCCCTACCCAGCCCGCATCGATTGCCCTCGTTGACCTCTCCTACCTGTTCAAGAAGCGGTGGCACACCATCCCGCTGGGCGAGCGGAACGCCGCCGCGAAGGCCACGCTCCACGACCTGCAGCGCCTGCGGGACGGCGTCGAGCACGTCATCATTTGCCGGGACGCGCCGCCCTATCTGCGCGCCGACGTCTTCCCGGCCTACAAGGCGAACCGCCCCGCGATGGAGCCCGAGGAGCGGGCACAGCGCAAGTGGCTGTACGAGCAGATCAAGCTCGCCGGCTTCAACTTCGCTTGGTCGCAGGGCTACGAGGCCGACGACGTCATAGCGACCCTCGCGCACGTGTACGGGCAGTGGTGCCCCGACGTGCGCATCGTCGGGCCCGACAAGGACCTGGCGCAGTGCGTGACCGGCAACGTCGTGCAGTACGTGCCGCCCCACGGTGACCGTGACTGGCAGGTGCGGGACGCCGACGGGGTGCGCGAGAAGTTCGGCGTGTCCCCCGATCAGATCCCCCTCTGGCAAGCGCTCTGCGGCGACGACGGGGACAACATCCCCGGCGTGCGCGGCATTGGCCCCGTCAAGGCGGCCAAGCTGGTCAACTGCCACCACACCCTGGCCGGCCTCGCCGACGCCATGGCGGCCGCGTCCACGATGGGCGCGAAGGCGTCGGCAGAATGGCGGGCGCTCGCCGACAACTGGGAAGCCCTGCGGCTGAGCCTGCAGCTGGTGACCCTCGACCGGAAAACGCCCGTCGATGCCGACGCGCTGCTCGTGCGGCACGCGCCGGTCGCAACCCCACCACAACGCAGCGACATGGACGTCGAGATGGATGGCTTCATGCCCAACGCTACCCCGGGCCCCGACGAGCAGGTGTTCGAGCAGGCCAAGCAGGTCTACGAGGCCCGCTTCGTCGAGCAGGCGAACGACCGCGACCCGGAGGAGGGGGAGACCCGCGAGGCGGCGCCCGAGTCGGCGCGCGCTGCCAAGGATCCGGACCTGCTCGAGCAGGAATACGACCGGGAGCGGCAGCGGCAGGGTGAGAGCGACCCGGCCAGCAACGAGCCGGGCCGCAAGGGGGCCACGCCGGCGCGCCCCCGCCCTGCCAAGTCGACCGCCATCGTGCGGTCGGACCGCTACGGCCTGGTGACGCACGACCTGCAGCCGCTCGACCTGGTGAGCGCGCGGACCATCAGCGAATGGATCGCCGCAAGCGAGCTGTACCCCCAATTCAAAACGCCCACGCAAATCTTCGCGGTGCTGCTGCGCGGGAAGGAGCTAGGGCTCGGGGCGACGACGGCGCTCGCCGGCCATCACGTCATCGACGGCCGCCCGGTGGCGAGCGCCGACCTGCTGCGGGCCCTGGTCGAGCGCGACCCGAACTTCGAGTACCTGATGCCGGTGGAGCTGAGCGCCACGCGGTGCGTGTGGGAAGGCAAGCACAAGCGCCACCCGCGCCCGGTCACCTACGCCTACACCATCGAGGAAGCCGTCCAGGCGGGGCTCGCCAAGTCGGGCAACTACGGCAAGCCTGGCAACTGGGAAAAGCGCCCGCAGGACATGCTCGCGAAGACGGCGGCGAGCAAGCTCGCGCGGCTGCTCTGGCCCGGCGCTACGCTCGGGCTCTACTGCCCCGAAGAGCTCGGCTATTCCGAGGAAGAGCTCGGGATGCGGGAGGCCGCATGAAGGTCACGCTGCAGTCCTACCGGACCAAGCACACGAAGCGGGGCTTCATCACGGTGGAGGACCTGGCGCGCCTGCTCGAGAGCGAGATCCCCGTGGGGAAGGGCACGCTCACCTTCTCGGTTGAGACGTACTCCTACGACCTCGGGCTCGAGAAGATCGAGCTGGGCGAGGACCGCCCGGTCCACTTCGAAATCACGTGGGAGGAGGAGGGGGGCTGAGCAGCACGTCGCGGACCAGCTGGGCCCACTGCTGGGCCTGGCGGTACTGCGCGGCGGGGAAGCGGAGCACGCGCCAGCCGAGCCGGGCCGCTTCGTTGAACTTCTCGCAGTCCTTCCGGTGGCCGGCATAGGTCGTGTGGCGCTTGCCCTCGACCTCGATGGCCACCAGCTGGGAAGGGAACGCGAAGTCGAACGACCACCTGCGGGTCGGGTGAAACCGATACTGCGGCGTCAGATCCCAGCCGGGGATGGCGGCCTGCTCTAGCTCATAGGCCAGGCACTGCTCAGCGACGCTCACGCTCGCGCTCGGAAGGGGGAGGGATGACCATGGTCGGGGCCGCCGCTCGGCGCGCCAGGTCCTCGCTGGCGCGCTTGAGCTCGGCCATGTCCCGCCAGGTCAGCCCGTCCCGCTCGCGCCGCTTGCGCTGCTTGCGCCTGGTCAGCAGGCGGTCGATGCCCTCCGCGATGGTGAAGCCCAAGTCGACGAGCTTCAGCACCGCGGCCCACGGCAGTCTTACTAGTTTCATGCGGCCATCTCCTCGATGTGCCCAAGGTCCCGGAGCTTCTCGTCAATGGTCCGCCCGTCCATGTCCCAGTCGAGCCCGCAGCGCAGGGGCACCCCCTCGTCGATGGCGACGAGCTCGAGGAAGCCGATGATGCGCCCGAAGCGGACGACGTCCTGCCAGTCCCCTTGCGCGAACGGCGAGGCGGGGCGGATGTCAGCGGCAGGGCTGGGCATGCGATTGTGCAGTGAGTCGGGCCAGCGCTTCGTGCTGCGCCTCTTGCGGAAGGCCTCGTTCTGATCGACCTCGTTCCGATAGCCACACGTGACCGCGAAGTCCAGCCAGCGCGGCGCGCGGCGGATGGCCTGGCGCAACACCTGTTGCAGCCCCGGCGTGCACTGGCTCACGTGGTACTCGCTGATTGCGCTGAAGCGGCAGACGTCGAGGAACTTCATAGCCCGAACACCCGCAGGACGCCGTCGATTGCCCCGGCGTATTCCGGCACGGCATTGGCTACCGCGCGCGCGGCAACGGCAAACGCCGTCCCGTACGCCGCCCATCTGCCGCTCAGGTGCAACACCCGGCGCGCCTTGGCCGCCGGCGTCCGCCGGGCGAGCTCGATGGGCGGGTTGACGTCCTCGCACGTCATGATCGCCGCGCGCATCAGGGCCACCTCTTCGTGCAGCACGTCGAAGCGACGATTGATGTTCGAGCCGAAGCCGTCCACCATCAGCGCCGTCTGTTGCGTACGCTTCAGCAGCTTGTCGCACAGCAGCTCCAGGTCACCCAGACGTCGCCCCACCTCCGCCGAGGTGGGCACGGGGGCCGCGCTGCTCGGGGTGTCGTTGCCCCGCAGGACCCGGAAGGGCTCACGAGGGCGCGGCGGGTCGGGGGGCTTGTCGCGGCTCACGGCGCACCTGCGTCTCCCGGGGGCGGCTTGACGCGCCCGCACGCCCGCAGGCGGTCGAGGGCGTCGAGCGCGTGGTACACGTTGATCTCCCCGGCATTGGCAGGCAGCCCCTCGAGCGCCTGCAGCTGGCACCGGATGCGGGGGCTCAGCTGTGCGCCGCTGCCACATGCGAGCGGGATTGCCATGGCGGCCACGCCGAGCAGGGCACCGAGCGCCAGGTGGGGGAGAGACTCCGCGTTCAGCCGTGCCATGCAGCAGTATACCGCACGGACGATCAGTGGTCAAAGTTTGACCAGCATGGCGGGAGGGCGTTACAATCCCCATGCTTGGGATTTGACTTGTTTGTGGCGCTGTACGGTGGCGCGATGCCGCCCGGGGCATATGAGCCGGGCCCGAGGGTGACGATCGGGTAATCGTTGCCAGGCCGCGGTGCTCTTTCTCCGCGTGTGCGCAGCCCCCGGCGCCGGCCGATCAGGGGGACCTACCTTTTCGCTTCCGCCTCCGGGAGTGTCCAGCTATGGGGGACAGGCCTCGGCGGAGCGGCGACGGTATCCCCCCCTCCCGTTGCTCCCGCCGGGGCACCTATCAAACGAATAGGTCCGAGCGCGCGTGTTCGAGGAGGCGCCAGCGCGAGCTGGTGCCGTCGTACCACCACAGGCTCGCCATGTCGCGGTCGATGGTGACGTACAGATTCTTGAAGTCAAACTCTACGCCGTTATCGGTGGGCTCCATTCGATCGACGTTGAACAGGAAGCGATTACTTGCCGTGGCGTCGGTGTCCTGATTCTGAAACCGGATCGACCCGGCGGTGCCGTTGGCCGTGCTTACGTTCAGCACTAGCAGGACGCGCCCGTCCACGCCTCCCGTGAACCCTACGATGTAGGCCGTCGACCCCGACGTGTTGTTGAGCCGTAGGACAGTTGTATTCGCGCCTACCGTGATGGTGGTGTCGGTCTCGCCTGTGCTGAGCGTCTGCGTCTCGATGCCCGTCAGCAGCAGCCCGCCCGCGATGTTGACGTGCGTGATCGGGGTGAGCGTGATCTGGTCGTTGTTCGTGTTCGTGGTCGGGGTGGTTGCGTTGACGGTGAGCGCGATACCCTGGACCGCATTGATGACGGCCTCGTTCGCCTGCACGTTGGCCCGCGTGTGCCCCGCGAACACGCCGAAGCCGTTGTCGGCTTGAATCTGCACGTCGCCGGTCGCCTCGATGACGACCTCGCCGGCGGGCACGTTCACCGCTGCGCCCCCGGCGAATAAGCCGAGCCCGTTATCGGCCTCGATCAGCACGTCGTTGTTGGAGTCGATGCGGATGCCGATCGCACCCGTCACCGGCGTGGCGCCTGCGTACAAGAAGACGCCGCTCGTGCCGTTGAGCACGATGTCGCCGCCATCGACGGACGTCGCCGCGTGCCCGGCGAATAAGCCGAGCCCGCTCGTCGCGCTCAGCGCCAGATCGCCGTCGCTCAGCGTCCCGCCCGGCGTCCCGCCCGCGCGGATGTCGACCGACGCGCCGCTCCCGAGTAGGTCATCGCCCGCAGCGATGGTCGCGTCGCCGGTGGTCGTGGCGGTGAATGCGGGGGCGTCCACGGTTACCGACGTCGCGGCGTCCAGGGCGATGATGCCAAATGTTGGCTCGCTCGCCGTCGTGCCAGCGTAGACCGACACCCCACCGCCGGCCTCGACCAGGGTGTGGACCCCCTGGAGGTGGATGAGCCCGTTCGTTAGCCCCGTCATGGGCGCGGCCTGGTTGGCCGTGATGCCCACCCCGCCGAAGGCGTTGATCAGAATGTCGAGCGGGTCGACGTCCGTTACGGCGGTCGTGTGCGTGCTGATGGACAGCCCCGCCGACACGTAGACAAACATGTCGTTGTCGGATTCGATGCTCACGTTGTCGGCGAGCACATCGAAGTTCGTCACATCCCAGCTGTGCCCGGTGCCTGTCCATGCGTAGCCCGCCGACTGGACGACACGGAACTGGTTCGTGGCCGTGTTGTAGGAGACCGTGCCCGACGACAGCGTGGCCAGCGAGACCGCGACCGGCGCCGCCGTGGCGCCCGACACGTTGCCGAGGAACGTGTCGTCGGCGATGTCGGCGAGCGCGCCGATGGGCAGGTCGTCGACCCCGACGCTGATCTCCCCGGCCACGGCCGTGCTCACGGTCGTGTTCGTGCCGGGGCTGAGCACGCGCTCGTTGCTCATGTTGGAGCTGGCGCTGAAGGTGACGATGGGCTCCGCGCTGGTGGTCGCATTGCTGTTCGCCGCGGCCACCGCAAAGCCCGTGAGCGCTGCGCGCTCGTAGCGGAACCACGCACCGTTGCCGCCCGCGTCCTGGTACGCACCGATGATGCTCGTGGTGCTCCCCACGGCCAGGTCACGCGCCACCTTCTGGAAGGTAGCCGTTGCGTTGTAGATGTTGGCGCCATCCCAGCTGAATTGGTTACTCGCCAGCGTGAGGTTGGTTCCAGCGGTGTATGTGACGCTGGACAGGTCTACGGCCTGCCAGATGGGGGGCGCCGCGCTCCCCTGCGACGTGAGCACCTCGCCGCTCGTCCCCGCGTCGGTGCCGGCCAGGGACCAGGCGCCCGCGTCGGAGATGGCCAGACGGATGTCGCCGCCCGCGCCGGTGGCCAAGAAGAAGTCATCCTGAGACCAGAGGACCACGTCATCGCCCGTGAAGCGCGCCGTCGTGGTGGCCACGATGGCCAGGTCCGCGGCGCTGCGGATGTCGCCCGTGCTGCCCTGTCCGCCCGGGACCGTGAGATGGTCGCCCGAGCTGATGACAGGGCTCGTCCCGCCGCTCGTGGCCCCCGCGGCAAGCACCTCGGCCCACGTCGGCGTCACCGGGTCCGGCACGTCGATGCGGATCTGCCCGGCCGTGGCGGTGTTGACCGTTGTGTTCTGGCCGGCGCTCAACACGCGCGCGTTGCTCATGTAGGAGCTGGCGCTGAAGGTGACGATGGGCTCCGCGCTGGTGGTCGCATTGCTGTTCGCCGCGGCCCACGCAAAGCCCGTGAGCGCTGCGAGCTGCCATTCGATCTGCCCGCTCGTCGCGATGCTGACCGTAATCCTCGTGCCGCTGGTCGCGACGCGCTCGCCGGTCATGTTGGCGCTGGAGGCGTAGCTGATCAGCGGCTCTGCGCTAAGCGTCGC